CCCCTCTGTGGTCCGTTTGAGGCCATCACAGTATCTGGGAACTTCCTCACAGTCGTGGAATCTGGGAAACGCACCAAGTCGTTGACCCGGTGGCCGAAGTAGCGGAGTTCCCCAATGACTGCAAAGTTGGTGTTATTATATAATTTTGTTATCACCATTGCGAAGTATTTATATGGCTTAGTGGTGTCATCGGCCGTATATATTGTTCCAGCCACAGATGGAGCGGCACCCGTTTCAGAGAGAAGTTCTGTCCAGTTCACATCATCATTTGAACCGTATACCTTAAATTCCCCGGGTGCAAAAGCTGTTCTACCCGGATCAGCTGCCAACAGGATATGGGTCATCCAAAGTTGGTGGGGCATCTCAATCTTAATCCATTCACCATATGGTGTAGAAGCTGCCAAACGTATGACATTTCCAGCATACAGATTACCCGTCCCACTGTATAACCTATTAGTGACATTCGGTGAGATCCACGAATCATCGATGTTACCTGCATTGAACTTGTGATTAAAAGCTTCGAAGGCTCGAAACTGGTAGTCATACTCCCCACTCGCTGTGACATTGTACCCATCTTGGGACCTGCGGAGGAGTGGAATCTCTGGGTAGTACCGCGCACTATCGTAGGAGGGTAGGGACCTAATGAGGTTGCCGTCCAGGTAGGTGTGGTTGTAGAGACCTTGGCCGTTGGAGGTGAAGGCCAGGTTGTGCCACGTGTTGGCGGTGATTAGGGTGGTCAGGTCCACCCCAGCCTCAGCCTTGGCGAAGCCCTCGCCCCCAGCCGTCCCCACGTTGAAGATGGTGGAGGTCGAGACGTTGGTCTCCAAGTTTGAGGATTTGAACCACGTGGAGACGGACAGGGGTTGGTCACCCTCAAAGCCCAACGTCGCCGAGACGATGTTACTCTCCGTGGAACCATCGAAGACCCAAGCCTTCTCGGTGGCGTCGTAGGTTACATTGTTCTCTGTCACCGTAATTGGCCCCGTGCTGAGATCGGTGGCCGTCGAGCCCTCCACACCATCCAAGTAGAGCTTGTAGCCACTCACCGCTGGGGTGTTGTATTGGGACTTGATGGTGACATCCACAGAGGTGTCCCCCCCAATGGCCACAAACTCCGAGTCGTCCTCACTGATGCCGTAGAGTTCCCATTGGTTTAGGGCGACGTAGCCACCATTCGCATCCCCATTTATCTGGGTCGTGATGAGTCGGTAGTACCTGTAATAGCCCACATCTGGGGAGATGTCACCAAAACTCGTCGCCGACCCCTGGGACCATTGGGTCGACATTGGTATCTCACCCGAGTCAGGGTCGTATGTAACTAGGTCCGAGAAGCTGTGCACGAGGGTCCATGTGGTGCCATCGTTACTCCCAGCAATTTTACCCACCTTGGGGGAACGCCATATATTTGTATAATCTCCTGGATACCCATAGGTCGATGTCAATTTGAACGCCTTGGGGACCTCGATCTGGAGCCATTCACCGGCGACGTTGACGCCACTCACAGCCGTCTGTGTGGGTAAGGTGGTTACAGGTAAACCATTCGCATCATACCTGTTTGAATACGAAATCCAATCATTGTAGTACGCTGCGTCGGGTATGGGGCTGGTGGTCGCCGATCTGACCTCAATAGCACCATCGAAGGCTTTCCATGGTTCTTGAGTGGCAGCACCCGTGTGTGAACTCGCACTCGCCACGTAACCAAGTGGGGTGGTGTTAGAGGTCATCGGGAACCCTGGGAACTTCCGGGGTGTGGGGGTGGATTGGTCCCCTCGACCGTGAGGTCCACTTTCTGCAATTAGATTTGTGGGACTGACATCCGAAACACTTCCACCACCCACATACGACCACCGGTTGCCATTGTAAAATTGTAGTTTATCTATAGTTGTATTAAGTCTCACCATTCCAGTAATACCGGTGGCTGGTTCTTCCGCTGTGGTACCCGAGGGCAAAATCATCGCGTCCGTTTTGTTAATGTCTAGGGTCGCCCTAGGTTGTGTGGAACCTATACCAACTCTACCAGTTGTGGTATCTACATAGAGATTCGCTGTGCCAATCTCGGCGTTCGAGGTGGTCACCAGACCTAGGGTGGGGTTGGTGGCTTTGATCTGACCCCCAACTTCGATGTTAGAGGTTGCCACCAAACCTAGGGTGGGGTTGGTGGCTTTGATCTGACCCCCGACTTCGATGTTCGAGGTCGCCACCAGACCTAGGGTGGCGTTAGTGGCTTTGACCTGACCCTGTACATCAACATTGGTGGTCGCGATTAAACCCGTCGTTATGTTTGAGAATGTCACAGTTTGACTTGTGCTACTCCCGACATTGACAACATTTTCAAGTCCGTAGGCTGGTGTTAAGTTAATAGTTCCCAAAGTTAGATTATGTGTCAAGGTATTCCCCACGACATGGAGGACATTTGAAGATGTGGTGTCAACGTGAAGGTTTGAACCTATCGAGAGTTCCCCAGTTGGACCCGTGTTAGAAATACCCACGACCGACGTACGGAGGGTGGCATTCGTAATGTCAAGGAAACCTTCTGGTGTTCCTATTGGCATTTAATATAGGGTAAGAAATGATTTACACGTTATTAAATGTGAGTGGGCCACACCGGGTTTTCTGGATCGGTAGTCTCCGAAGGTAGGTTCCTTAGAGCCTGGCGATAATCTAGCCACCCCTGCTTTGTGGCCTCATCAGTGTGGGGATAGTCAGCCACGATATACTTATCTGTTTGGGTGAGGAGAAGATCACGTTTCTTCCTAAGGTTTTTCCAGGCATTCTCAACTTTCAGGTCCCCCGCCTTTTTAATAAGTTCCTCTTCTGTTGGTTTGGGGGTGTCTGGATCTTGCCAAGTTAAACCACCGTAAGTGTACCCATTCAATTTCCATTTAGAAGTGGGATATAAACTTACAAGTGCACTGGTGATGTCCGCCATTATTATAGTTGCCATATTTTTATTGAGCTAATTCGAGGGCACTTTTGTAGGATACACCAATTTCTCTATTAGCTTGACCGTCATTTCCACCGAGCTCGGTCCTATTTACATAGCTTGGTTGAAATCCAGAGCCGGTCGCATCATGTAAATATAATTTATATGTTATAAAGTTGGTCGTTTTTGGTTCATCCACCCATTTTATATTTGTGTTAGCCATAGTATCATCGAAATTTAATTCATAAGGGTGAGTAGCGACACCATTCCAGTGGTTTACACCCACAGTATTATTGTAACCAATGAGCTCATTATCTCTATAAATTCTATATACTTCGTCGTAGTGAATTTCACCACACACGTTCCAATGTAAGAGTATTTTTGAATTTACACTTTTGGGTTTTATCGTAATGTCAAATACGTCCAAATGTTTATCAAGTACTGAGGGATATGTGACTATATCATGAACATTTTCAACGACAGATTGTACAACAACACCATGTGCATACATGTCTCCATTTACATGGAGTTTATGTTGGGCCATACTGGTTCCAATTCCCACATTTGAACTTACGACGAGTTTCGAAGTCCCCACTTCCAAATTGGAAGATACTGTGACGTTCCCAGACACTGTAAGATTTGAGGACATAACCGAATTACCAGTGACCCCCAAGTCTCCCAAATAAACAGATTTATCACCTACCACCAATGAAGAGACCGAAAGTTCCGCACCTTCTATTATACCCGTTTGAAGTGTAGCGTCACCAAGATCTAAGTTGTCCTGAGGTGTCTCAACAACCATTTAATATAGAGGAAGAAATGATTTATTGTGTTATTTCTATCGCAGATACATAGGACACACCAATTTCGTTGTCATTCGATCCAGTGGAACCTACTGGTCTATTCAAATAAAATATATTGGCACTGGTGCCATCCGCTTCATGTCTATACAATTTATATGTTATGGGGTTGGTAGTAGCCGGTACATCAACCCAATTTATAGTTACTCTATGTGGTGTTGAACCATTATCTACATCGGCTGGTACAGCTACAACACCATTCCAATCATCTATAGTACTTCGAGTATTATTATAACCAATTAATGTGGTGTTCCTGTAAATTCTAAACACCGCATTGGGGTCAGTTTCATGCACTACATCCCAATTTAAAAGTATCTTGGAGTTTGCAAACTTTGGGGTTATCGTAATATCAAGTGCATCTATATGTAAATCAACAACAGCTGGGCTATAAGCAATTCGATCGTGAACAAGTGATGTAACAGTTTGAATAGTTATATCTCGCGCATAAAAATCTCCATTTACATGAAGATTGGTCGCGGGTGTATATGTTCCAATACCAACCTTCCCATTCTGTGTATTTACAAAAAGATTGGAGGAGGTTCCAACTGTCAAATTTGAAGCTATTTTGGTGTCGCCAGAGACTGTCAAGTTTGAGGAGACTGCGGCGTTCCCTGTGATTTCCAAGTCCCTCGAAACATCGGTGTTTCCTTCTACTACAACCGAATTGACTATATTTGAGGATAATGAAATATCTGTGGACTCTAGAGTATTAACCCTTACAGTGGCATTCTTAATATCAAGTATACCCTGTGGCACCCCGACAACCATTTAGTATAGGGGGAGAAATGAATTATTGGGCTAATTCTGTAGCCATCTTGTAGGACACACCATTTTCATAGTTGCCCGTTCCACCAGAACCAAATGTTCTATTCAAATAAAATGTTGTAGATCCACCCCCAGAATCATGTAAATATACTTTATATATAATGGGATCTGTTGTATTTGGTGTATCTACCCAACTTAAAGATACATTGTTGGGGGTTGAGTTTTCATCGCGGTCATAATGAGCTGGAGCGATACCATTCCAGTGATTCACACTAGGATCTTCTGTATTATAACCAATGAGTGTACCCCCCCTATATATCCTATATACAGAGTTATGGTGAGCTTCACCATTAATCGTCCACTGTAAAAGTATTTTTGAGTTTGCAAACTTTGGTCGTATCATGACATCTAAACAATCTATATGTTTGTCTACACCACCGTATGTAGTTATTCTGTGCACATTTTCAACAATTGTTTGGATGGTGGCACCGGGTGTATAAAAATCACCGTTCACGTGGAGTTTGGCTACGGGGGAATTTGTCCCAATACCTACATTTCCGGAAACTTTATCTACAAAGAGGTTTGCCGTGCCAACCTCCAAGTTCGAGGAAACTGTGAGTTCACCCCCGATTGTTAGGTTCGAGGAGACTGTGGTATTCCCACTGACCCCAAAGTCCCCAGAAATTGTTGTACCTCCATCAATCACCGGTGGGTAAGTCAACTCTGATGACACCGTGACATTGGTGGCCTCTATCCGTTTTACCCTCAATATGGCATTCTTGATTTCCAAGTTGTTTGCTGGTGTATCAAGGACAACCATTTAATATAGGGTAAGAAATGAATTTACCTGTTATTAAATGGGGAGGGAGTGATTGGGATCACTCGGGGACGGGGGGCCAATCAGGGTTCGCGGGGTCCTCCGTATTGGCTGGGAGGTCCCTTAGAGCCTGCATGTAGGTGGCCCAAGCCTCTGGGACTGGGGTCGATGTGGAGTACGCCTTTAGGGTCACCCAATCTGTGGTGGCGAGGCGACGATCCCTCTCGGCCCTAAGGTCCTTTAGGGGCTGGGCGTCCACCAACTCTTTCAACCTCGCCTCAAACTCTTCCTTTGGGGGTTTCTCGTGACCGGGGGGGAACTCTATAGATTCCCAAGTTGTACCAACTTGAGAACCCCCGGGCACTTTTTTGTTGTCAAAATATTCTTCTAAAATTTCATATATAAAAGAAATTAATTGTGTTTCTTTTGGGTTGAACATATAATTTAAGATGATATATAAAATCCCGTGAAACCGTTATGGGGGGTTTGGCCTATATACATATAATTAGACCCCCCAAAAACAAATCTTAATTCATCACCAAGGTTCAAATATATAGTACCACCTGCTACAACTTGATTATATTGACTCCCTGTAGCACCACTATATCCGTATATACGCGATTGTTCCGTCCCGTTCAATTCGCGAACATCATTTACCGAGATCCAGGTAAACGTTTCCTGATTGTTAACTTTAGACATTAACCACCATGCCACGTAGTAGTACCCTGCTAACGGACATGTGAATACACCACTTGGTTCAAGACCACCACCTTTATTATGAACAATTGAATTAAATGGAATAGGATTTACGGGGGCGTTAAGAGTTGTCGCGGTTGTTGGGTGACCTGCGTGAGCCTGAAAGAACACTGGACACCCACCCCTGATGTCCCCCCTCACGTCTAGGACGGCCCTAGGCTCCGAGGTCCCGATCCCTAGGCGCCCAGCCTTGAGGGTCACCACGTCTGGGCTGACCCCAAAGTACTCCTTCTGGTAGGCGTAGAGCTCCCAAATCTCATCCGCCGAGAGGGCGTTGTTGTAGAGACGGAAGTTGGCGATGGAGCCGTTGAAAGGATTGGTACCATTTGGATAAGTCCCAATTTTTAGAGTTGAATTCGCATATGCATCGAGTGCTGATATAGTGCCAGCCGTTGAAGATATACCCAATTCTACACTGTTCAAAAACACTTTTCTGGACGATGTATCTGAACCACCCGAATAGGTGACACTTAGATGATACCATTTATTGGGAACAATAGTGCCAGGACCCCCGAAATATACAGCGTTACTTGAAAAGCCGTAACTTAAATTGCCATTTGTATGTATAACTAAGTGTGGTGTTTTATTAGCACCGAGGGCCGTGTTCATACTAAACAAAGTATTTATCGCACTCAAAGAATTCACCTTGAACCACATACTCGTGGAGTGTACCCAAGCACCCGCGGGGTTGGTGAGGGTCGCCGTAATTTGGTCATCCACCCCATCGAAGGTGAAGGCTTTGTAGGTGGTATCAAAACCAACCCCACCCGAGGGGGTCCCGGTGACCCCGTTCCCAGACTTGTCTGCCACGGTGGCGGGCATGGAGGTGTAGTCCTGACCGTCGTAGTACACGTTGGAGAAGTCTGTCTTTGGGACGTTAGGGGTGGTGTGGAGGACTACGTCTGTGCCAGTGGCCACGTTTGCGGTGAAGGGGGTGCCAAAGAGTTCCCATTCACTAAGTGAAGTTCCCGCGGCACTTGCTGAACTTGTATTTGTATCAGTGATAACTAGTCCAAAATATTTATAATAGGCACTAGAGGAATCTACTATAACAGACACAATTGATGTATCAGTGCTAGCACTTATTCCAGTTATGGTATGTACTAAACTCCACGACACACCGTCATTAGAACCGTAAATTTTACCATTCTTTATAAACTCTGATCTACCATAATTCAGTGAAGGTGATGAACCTGGTACTATTGGTGTTGATATTCTAGGTTGAAGAGTAAACCTTTCGAGTTTGATTTTATAAGGTAATTGAATTTGAACCCATTCACCATTAACTGCACCTGTACCTAAATTTGATGATCCGACGTATGTTCCATTCGCATTATATTCTATATCAGAGCTAGTTGATCTCCACCCATCGTCGACGCCACCTTGTACGTTATTAAATATTTTCCAAACTTGACGACTCGTACTTTCTTCTTTACTCGCACTCGCCACGTAGCCCCTATCAGAGTTGGCGGTTAGGGCAATCCTTGGTTCCTTGGTTTCATAGTCCCTGGTGGACAACTTGTACTCCATGACGACGTTGGAGTTCGATTTAATTTGGGAAACATTTGAGACCTGGTCAAAGTTAATTGTGGGTATGTTACCAAAACTCAAACCGACGACTTCACCCACGCTCACGTTCCCAGAGACGCTCACGTTCCCAGAGACGCTCGCGTCACCTCGAACATCTAGAGTTGAGGTGGGCATGTTGGTCCCTATACCAACATTGGAGGTGGTCGTATTCACAAAGAGATTTCCGTTACCAACTTCGATGTTCGAGGTCGCGTCAAAGCTCTTCGTGGGGTTGGTGAACTGAATCATATCGTTGGTGACATTGCTTACCCCCGTGATAGACTGAAGACTGTAGGCCGACTGGAGCCGGACCGAACCAACCTTGAAGCCTTCGGCGTGGACGTTACCAGTCACCCTGAGGGAGGCGTTCTCCAAATCCAAAAATCCATTATTGCCTTGTATGGACATTTAATATAGTGTAAGAAATGATTTACATGTTATTAAATGTGGGTGGGCCACACCGGATTTTCTGGGTCCACGACTGTAGCTGGGAGGTCCCTAAGGGCCTGGCGGTAGGTTGCCCAAGCCGTCTTTGATTCTGGGGAGGCGTGGGGGTAATCCGACACGAAGAGGTAATCACACTCGGCAAGGCGACGGTTCCTCTCAGCCCTAAGTGTATCGAAAGCCTTCTCATGGAGGAGTTCCCTAAGTCGCGTCTCAACCTCCTCCTTGGTCATCCTCTCAGATTCCGGTATGTCCTTCCATTGAATATCTTCATAACGGGGGGTCCAAAGACACCAGGGTCTACCCGGATACCGCTCTTCCAATACTTTTAATAGACTCATATTCTATGAGGATAAATAAAATCCATTATATTTCATATAATATTCATGTAAATTACCTTCAGTCAACCACACATCTAGGGTATCACCAACCTCTAAATCAACTATAATACTATTAGCTTGATGATTATACTTCGAGTCGCCGGAGCCTGTCGGATCGCTATATGAACCGTGAAATTTCCCCGAATTTACTTGATTTTTACGGAATGTTAACATTAATGGGGCCGACGTATTGATCCCCATCGTACTATATATAAAAAAATAATATCCTGCAATCGGAGCTGTAAATACACCCGTATTGGGGTTATAACCAGCCCCGCGATTCATTAACACCATATCCCAAGGAATAACCTGACCACCGTTCAATTCATATGCCGAGCATGTAGCACTGAAAAATACAGGGTTTTGGGCAATGAGAGCTGCGTCAACGTTTAAAGTTTTAGTGCGTTCTTTCCATACATTTTCTTCGTAAATTATGATATGACCGGCATCACCTCCTTGTACTTCGGACTGAGGTGCGCCCCCAACATAGACATTCCCATCATTTGAACACGCTGTACTAAAACCCAGTTCGGAGGAAGCGCCGTTCCTCCCTCCCCCAAAAAATTTTTTAGTTTGGTTCCACACGCCATTGATTCTGTCAAAAACCACTATAGAACCACCATCTACCCCAGCACCGGCCATATTTGGATGATGGTCCCTCTCCGCGCCAACTATAATTCTATCCCCACTTTGACTCATGGATACATGCCAACCGAAATAGTCTTCGTTATTCCCATCGTTATCTCGGAGTAGTTGGGTCTCCGTCGTCGGCCAAACACCACCAGATTTTACATATATGTAGACAGCGCCCCTATTCGATCCCGTGGTGTCATTACCCCATGCACCCGCGACAATAATAGTTCCATCTCCGGATATTGCGACACTTTGACCTAAAAGCATGTCGCCACCTGTTGCAAAATCCGATGCCCACATTTTTTTGGTTTGTGTCCACGTTCCAGAGCCCCTCTCAAATATAAAGAGAGCACCTTCGTTTGTAGCCACATTATCATGGTGAGACGAGCCAACAACCAATGTGTACCCATCATCTGATAGAGCCACAGAACTGCCAAAATAACTATCAGCGTCATTTTCTGCCATCGTTATTTTTTGTGATTGTGTAGAGGGCCACGTTCCCCCAGATTTATGGTAAATGTATGCAGCACCCTGGTCAGCTTGACCATTAGCGTGGTTGCGCTCGGCTCCCACGACGATAACAGAACCATCACTCGAAATACTTGTACCTGAACCGAAATAGTCGCTGTCGACCGCGTCACTGGCGTATAATTCTTTGACTAAATTCCACACCCCCGCGGTTTGTGTATAAACGTATGCTCTTCCTCTGTTTGTGCCAACCGCATCTGAATAAGGTGCTCCAATAACAAGCGTTGAACCATCTCGAGACATGCTCATGGTAGAACCATTCCAGTGACCCAAGTGCCCACTCGGGGATAGATTCGTAACATCCCGATTTATTTGATACACGTACCATTCCCCTAACGTATTTTTTTTCCAAAATAAGACGGAACCGTTGTCTCCCGCAGGATTGTTATCATGGGTAGCCACCGAAGCAACTATAGTTCCATCCGCACTCACCGTGACAGCTCTTCCTAGGTAGTAGGCCGACGCCTGCGTCGCACCCAGTGCACTATCTTCAAAAATCTTCACACTCTGCTTCGTGTAGGGTACTGCATTCTCCCCGACACTCATGGTAACCTGTTGGAGGGCGTTGGCTGTGTTGAGCATCATGATGTTGGAGGAGGCCACTAGGGAGGTCGTGGGGTTGGTGAACTGCACCGTTTGGGTGGTGGTGTTCCCGACATTGGAGACGGAGGCCAGGTCGTAGGAGGGAATCAATTCAACCGCTCCCAACTTGAGGCCATCTGCGTGGACGTTCCCTGATACCTTTAGAGATGCATTTGGAATTTCCAGAAAACCTTGAACGCCCTCTATAGACATTTAATATAGGGGAAGAAAAGAAACTCTGTACTCAACCACAATGATAGGTGCACCCCATAAAGGCCGCTGTGTATACCACATTGGCTTGATCGGTCTCTACACCCGAAGCGTCTAGGTACCTCACCTTGTACCCCGGTTTCATCCTGTCTGTATCTTCCCATTGGATTGAGCCCTTCTCATCTAGGAGGTTTCTACCCCTTTTAATTTGGTAATATGTAGTCAATGTGGTGTCTGAGTAGGTATTCTGTTCCTCTGTGGTCAGTTTAGACCAATGTTCCTCATCGAGGACCACGTTCTCCTCGTTGATGTATTGGGTCTCCGTCGTAGAGGACCTATTGTAGGCTGTGAGGTTACTCCAAACATCCTCCGTAACCGTCGTCAAAGTCTCGACCTTCTTTGGGGCCCGAACCGCCACATTCGATCCCGTGAAGTCACAGTCCATCGTGACTTTGGCCACCGTATAGTTTGCGAGAAACTCGCCACTTTGTTTCTCACCATACCCCACGACGTTAGAGGTCGTCACGTAGTCACCAGATTCTAGGGGTCCCCCAGTGTTGATAACCCAAAGGGCACCCTCCCCTAGGGAGTTCACGACAACTCTATTGTCACCGCGCACCTTGGGTGTTTCAGAAATTAACCCACCCAAGTTTTCTATACGACTATTCCCACTCTTTTCAATTTTGGAGACCACCCCAAAGCAGCTTTTATCTTGGGAGACCCCAGATAGACTTACCACTGGGAGGGACTCGTCGATGGTAATCCCATCTGACCCCGTACTGAGACCACCGTTCATCTTGATGTACTGATTTTTATTAGCCGATACAACGAGGCCCTCCCCCATGGGACCCTCGGGGACGCAAAAGTGCTGCCCCGTGAAGGTGTCTTGGAAATTTGCCTGCGCCCTCACGCTTCCTGCAACATCTAAAAGTGCCCTTGGTTGATGAGACCCTATAGCTACAGCTGTATGCTCAAAATTTACCTGGTTCCCAGTCCCTTTCCGCCCCAAATCGTACAGTTGCTTCACCTCACCCTCGTTTAGAGCAGACCTGTACATTCGTATACTAGACATTTTACCATAATAATCGTTAGTTCCGTCAATTTGCCTACCGAAGTGGAGATTCATGTCAGTCATATCCAATGGCGTTTCAAATAACACATTTGTTATATAGTCTGTAAATAACTCCTTTCCATCTATCCATACTCTTCGTCCGTCTGTACCCGTATCACCATTATACACAGCTACCATGTGATACCACCTATGCATTTGAAATCCATGAGGAAATCGCATATAGCCGTCACCGAGATACCACACCAATTGGTTGGTATTATTAATTTGAATAAGACTACTTTTACCATCTGTCACACCCGCGGGTCCTAAATGAAATATGCATGGGTCCGGACTAAATTCCTCCACATAAAACCAAACTGACATCGTGTGCTGAAAATTGCCTCTAACAATGTGACGCGGCATGTGGCTCGTGTAAAGACTATTCAAATTTACCTGCATAAAATCATTTTCACTAATGAATCTAAATGACATATCAGCGTTATCAAAAACCATTTCGTTGTACATTCTTGCATTCAACCCATTTCCACTAGTATCAGTGGCGCAATAATCGACAAGTCTCCCATGGATGGGTATCGATGTATCGTATTCGACAAGAAGTGTATCCCTACTCGGAACTTTATTGCTTCCCAGTGGTGGTCCAAATCTGGGTACATTAAGGGATTTCGTTAGAAGTAATTCACCGTCATGGAGAGTTGAATGACCCTTTTCCGTGGGCACGGCTACACCCCTGTACCGTAAACCTGATATACGTATGTATTCACCATCCCCGGTGAGATGTGTCACATGTAAACGAATGGTCTTATACCCCACCTCACCCAGTGGGAAGTGGAACGTGGCATAGTACCGCCCAAAATCAAAATCACTCTCTGTCCACCCTGAAAATGTGTGTATAATTTCCCAGGTTTCTCCTTGATCATTCGAACCAAGAAGATATCCGGCACCTGGTAATGAGTCTTTGGCGGACGAGACCCTTGCTATTTCTATTTCATTCACACGAACTTTATAGGGGCAGTGAAGGTCAACCCAGTTACCGTAAGACATCCCTACACCGGGTATACCGAAGGTTTTGGGTGAAATTTGGTCATTTGCAATGGTTGTCTTCGCTGCGTAAGGTGGGGTGGAATCATATGTAAGTTTGCCGTGCCAATAAGCATCCGAGGCCGCTCCATTTTGATTATCTCCATCCTCATGATCTGTAGTATATTGGAATAATTGCCAAGGTGCGTATCGTTGATCAGCACCCTGGATTTCGGTGGGAAAACCAGAACCGTAATAATCACCCCCACTCGCCTTAAATATACCATGCCCAGGAATTTTGGTGCTTTCGGAATCCATTGGACCCGGGGGGAACACCCCAGTTCCCCTGAAATCGATGGTTTCATCTGCTACTGTTAGTGCACCCTTGGGCTCTGTCGTCCCTATCCCCACCCTCCCTTTGTAGAAGGTCACCGAAGACTTGGCGAGACCAAACTGGTGCTTTTGGGCATCCCAAAGTTCCTCCACTTCCTCAGGTTGGAGGTATTTATCGTAGACCCTAAAATTTGCAATCTTTCCATCGAAGGATCCACCCACACGGACCTCTGGGGTGGCTGGTAGGTGGAGAACTTCGGATACAGGTGTACCGAAAAATCTGATTTGAGATATTTGAATACGAGCTGTAGTACCACCATTTACCTTTGATATGACCATGGCAAACATGTTATAGGCCTTTGTAGTTGTGTCAGCATCATGATTTGATCCAAATGTTAAACCGCTCGCGGTTCTACCAGTTACCGATAAAACTTCAGTCCAATTAATATCATCGTTTGACCCGTATATTTTAAAATCTTTAATGTAATACGAGTCGTGGTCTCTGAGAGTCATATTTTTTAAGACAAATTGTCTAGGGCATTTAAGTTTCATATATTTACCATAATCGGTGTTAGATGCTAGACGCACACCAGACGTATTTGATTGTGAGTATACACCGTCATTATTAGGGTACCCATCATTATCTGCGGTTATCCACTGTAGGTCATCGCGCCTGAAAACATTCCATATAGGATAACCATTCTCATTATATTCTCTCCCCTCACCAGAAACTCTGAACCCACCTTCTTCGTAGTCATTCATCTCAAAATTTGGGAACTCGTCAAATTCCCTCTCACCAAAGTATTTAAGTTCTTGAATTGCCGTGTATTGGTTCGTCGTGGTTTCTATAATTCCCTGTATGACAAGTCCCCAGTATTTGTAAAAATTATCTTTATTTGCTCCAGTCATAAGTTTACGCCCAAGAACATTTAGATCTGAGGCAGTCTGACCCGAAACCTGATGTACTATATCCCAAGTAGAATCATCGTTACTCCCGAGTATAGTATAGTTTAAAGGTAAACGCTGCACCTGACTAGAACGTGGTATCATATCATATGATTCCATGCGAATGCGGTACGGAAATTTAAGTTTTAACCATTCACCTGTAACCCCGCCTAAACCATAGGAACTTCTATCTGCGTTATGTTGTCCATTTGTATAATGGGGACCAGTTATCCAACCTTCGTTCGCGGCGCCCCCATATTGAAGTTTATCAAATGCATCCCATTGTTGGTAACTAGCACTATGGATAGAACTCCTCGTCACTTCATGTTGCTCTTGTATCACGGCACTCATCACAAATTCTGGATATTCCCTGACGCGTTCAGTTTTGTAGATGTACTCTGTTCCAATTTGACGGCCATCTAGGTATGCAGTTTTATATTTACCCTCACCCCCATATGCATACACGAGGTGATGCCATGTGTTTGAGGTTAGAACGTGATCTTCGCTTAATGGTTTCTTCCATGCTAAAAGTTGGTTCCGTGTTGTGGAAATTTTGGAGCAGGTGTTACCTTCTGGTGTTTCCGTGCCTATAACAAATAGAGAGTTGGTCTCCACATTTGTATGTAAGTTTGATGCGTTTAACCACATAGACACAGAGTGCACATTTGTGGTAAGGCTAATTGCGGTAGAATGTATATTACTTTCCGTAGAGCCATCGAGCACCCAACTTTTATCAGTGTCGTCGTAGGTGCTGTTATTTTCCGTCACTGTTAGGGTAGAACCACTGACGAGGTCGGTCGCTGTAGAACCTTGATTTCCGTCGAGGTAGAGAGAGAGACCTGTTGTCGCGGGTGTATTGAATACAGATTTAATTACTGTATCTACGGATGTATCACCGGTGGTGGTAATCGAGTTGATAACTGTTTCTTCTCTACCATAATATTCAAGTTCTGCTATACAGAGCTCTGTATCACTCACAGTCTTTTGAACTGAAATTACATAGTAATTATAGGCTGTGGTCAAAGTAGATGTTGGCGAGTATGTTGAACCATAATTGTATGCTGGTATGACCCCAGTTTCACTAATTAATTCAACCCAAGTAGAATCATCGTTGGAACCAAATATTTTGAATGTGGAGGGTGCATGGGTTCCAGAGCTCTCTTGTCGCGGTATAATTTTGACATGATCGAGAATAATTTTTTTGGGTAGTTTGAGTTTCAACCATTCCCCAGTTTCACCAGCGATAGATGCGGCTGGGGTGTATGAGTAGAGCCCACCACCACCATTATATAGAGCGGTAGTCCAAGCGAGAGCCTGTCCATAACCCGCCATCCATCCCATATCAGTATCAACACGTCCATTAAATGCTCTAAAATTTCCAAAATGTGTTTCTGAAAACGCTGAACTACTTGATGTCACGACGTGTCCCTGAAAATCTGAACCCCGTAATAAAATATCTGGATATTTTTTGAGTTTGGGGTACGTTTGGACGACTTGGGTTCTTTCATGGGGGCTCACCTGTTCAAATATAGTTTCACCCCCAGTTAGGGTTGGTATGGCTTGTATGACCTTCCCCCCGTCGACGGTGAAGGATTCCGCGAAGAGTTGCCAATCTGAGAGGGCGACGTTGGCGTTATTCCCAGAGACCTTGGTTGTCACTATAGCGAATCTCCTATAGGACGCTGGTGCGTTAACGACAACTGTTTGGGTGTCTGAAACTGAGGAGGGAACGACATCTTCCCAATGTTTCAACTCTACCCAATTTGAGTTATCGTTACTGGCGTAGAGATTGGCACTCCCGGGGTAGGCCTCAACTGAGGATGGGGTGAGTTTCATATGACGGAGGACTGTTTTGTAGGGGAGGTAAAGGGATAACCATTCACCTTGTTGGGTAGACCCAGCAAGTTGAACGGAACCCGCGTAGGCGTTGGAGGCCCCCGTGTAGGTATCGTCACCGACCCAAGCCACAGAGGTACTCCCATCGAAGGCGTTCCATGTGTTTGACCCGGTAGCCAGATTTGAGGTTGTGAGGGTGTAGGTGCCATGGTTGGTCACCGTAGTGCTGTTAGCAGATAGGGTAGATGGTGGTTGTTTGGACACGACGGCCAACCTATTTGAGAAGAGCCCCGCCGAATCCAACAGTTCCCCAGTGCTTTGGTCGTAGGTCACCAAGTTTGCTGCGACATCTGCGACGCGGAGGGTGTCTACGAAGACGTTGGCGTCAAACTTGAGGCGTCCACCAGTTTCAAGGTTTGAGGTGGTATGGAGGTTCCCGGTGATCGCGGTGTTCCCGAGGACTTCCAGATCCCCCGATGTTGCGGTTATATTTCCACCAACTAAGATGTTTGCAGTTGTTTGGAGCCCCGTGGTGGGATTTTGGAGGATGATAGTGTCTGTGGTTGTATTGTTCTCCCCAGTCACGTGGTTGAGGCCGTGGGACGCGACGACTGCAAAGTTCCCCAGTATGAGGGTATTCGCGACTGAGACGTTCCCGACTACAGCGAGAACATTAGATCCTGTATCTTCGACATGGAGGTTGGACCCCACACTGAAATCGTGTGAGGGAGACGAGTTCTGAATTCCGAGATTCCCCTCGAAAAACTGAATATTCGTGCTGACCATCTCTGTTGATATAAGGGTATAAAATAAATAATTGTGGAGTTACTAGTATAAGAAACTTATTTCATCGGAACCACCCTTTGTAATTTTAGAAACTTTGCCGTCACTGTGTTGTGAAACATATTCGATAAACAGATTATAGTTTCCTTCGGACGTTAAATCGATATTTGGTTTGATAAATACAGTAGTTGTGTTACTTGTAACCACTGACGACCATGGATTTGTATTTGTGTTCCCAAATACAGCAGCTGGACCTCTTGCTACATCTAACGGGGTTCCACCAGTTCTATGTCCACCACTAACTTCTATAGACATTGTGCTAATTTCATTATCAGCGTGGATAAGGTGAGCCACGATCTTGGCATAAAATACATGTTGGGTGAAAACGACCCCTATAGTTCCATTTGCTATACTAGTTCCGTTTGCGATGGTATTCGTATAACTATAGGTTTTTTTACTCACACCACCCGCATTTATTATTATACCACCCGTTGCTTTAAAAGCAGCATTTGTGTTGGTAAATAACACCGTGTTTGAAGTCGTGTTTCCCAAATCTATAATATCACCTAAAGTTGAGACTGTTGAGACGTTCGATAACGTTCCACCATCACCATGAAATGAGGAACCTGTCACCCTTCCACCGACAATAATATTTGAGGTGGTTGTAAAAGCTGTGGTGTCATTTGTAAATTGGAGGGTGTTCGAGGTCGTGTTTCCGAAATCGGATACGGATTGTAGTGTTGTAGCTATACCAGTGAGTTCACTCCCATCACCCAAAAACTTTGTGGCTGTAACATTGCCTCCAACAACTATGTTACTTGTAGTGACTAGACCTGTGGTGACATTTGTAAGTTGGAGGGTGTTCGAGGTTGTGTTTCCGAAATCGGATACGGATTGTAGTGTTGTAGCTATACCGGTGAGTTCACTCCCATCACCATGTAGGTAGGTGGCTGTGACGTTACCAGTTGCTGTCAGGTCACCATACACTTTAACACGGAGGTCTTCGGAGGCGAGGGGCACGATGGTTGAACTACTCGCACTACTTTCAGTGTAAGCCATTACGAGTTCATCACTAGATTCTAAATATCCAACAGCTACATTTGACTCGGGTCTATTCATAAGAAGACCCAAATCTAGGACTGCATCGGAGGAAGTATTATTCTTTCCAAGTTCGACGATAGCATCTGTGATGTTTAGGTTTTGTGTTGCAATTAAAGTCACATCACCCTTGAAATGTATATCTCCACCTACAGTTAGATCTTCACTAATATAGGTGTTTCCCAAAATATGCACGACATTTGAACCATCATCATCTATGTAAACATTTGAACCAACTGTCAGTGTATGACCTTGTGGATTTGTGTTAGCTATCGAGCAGGTTGGTGCGATGTATACCACATTTGATGTTGGTGCTAGGAACTGTTGGTTTCCAGCATTTAAGACCATTGTATGTTCAGCCTGGTCTTTGATATCCTGTTTTTTAACTTGACTACCTAGACGAACTTTTGTAGAACGTTCAATAGTTGGTAAATTTTTAACTCCACCCCTGAGACGGAGCACCAAGTGAAGTGTAGATTCTTTCTGAACGTTGTAATCGGCAAGTGTTCTACCATCTTCTAATTGTTTACCCGCAAAAATAAGACGTTGTTGATCGGGTGGGATTCCCTCTTTGTCTTGTATTTTCGATTTGATATTATCTATGGTATCAACAGACTCGACTTCAAGAGTTATTGTTTTACCTGTAAGTGTCTTGACAAAAATTTGCATACTTACTATTATTATATGTTCGTATTTTAATTTGCATACAGTAGACCAGCCATCCCATTTTCAATTCTCAAAATATTATAGTTGACTGCATAAATTGGGTCGTTGATTGGTAGAGTTTTACTCATGAGTTTGACTGAATTAAGACGACTAAAGTTCAATGTTCCTGTAGGTTGAAGTGAACTTGTTGATAAACAGAAGCAATATAAAAAGAAATCTGGGGACGTTACAAAATTTGTATGATAAAAGTTCATTGCATCTACAAAGTGAGGTTGACACCATTTATAGTTCGATGTATCAATACCATTTATATTTAACTTGACTTTATTTGATGTTGACGTTAAAGCTCCGTCATGTTCAGTGTTAGAACACGCGATATATTTAACGGGGTGACTAAATGTAAGTTCTTGAACGAGTTCATTTGAGGCTTGATTCTTTTGAACTTGAGTGATAAGCATATCGTGTTTCCGTGATGCAAAGCTTCCTCTTTCTTCATTATCTAAATAATAATAATTAGCAAATACTTCTATATTGTATGCACTTGCATTTGGTCCCCAGTAGATTCTAAGTTCAACGTTGTGATAATTAAGGGCTACTAATGGTAATGCACATTTGGCACCTTCACAAAAGAAAAAACGGAGGGGGTAAAAAAATGATGATGCGCTTGCACCTGGATGTGTACCATTTGAACTTTTTGAAACATTTTGTGCAAATGTATCAATGGCGATATTTTCTGTAAAAATTGAATCTTGGGTATCTATGACTGAACCACCAATCAGAAGTTCAACCTTATCTACTAGGGTTGTCCAATCTTCAATTGGTAAAGATTCATTCATGTTATCAGCAACCATGTAAACGTAACCTAAAAGATCACCCGTTTTTTCAATTTGAACACTGGATAAGGAATTATTTTTCACCGCTCCAAGAATGGTTTGTTTTTCCGTGGATTGTGAAAAATTAGCATGTCTTTTGAATGTTGAACTAAAGAAGGATATTTCGGGATTACCCATGATATATTCATCCTGGGCACCTATAGCGATCAATTGAACAATACCAGCAGACATGGTATACTACTCTAAGGGGAGAAAATTACAGATTGGGTTTCCTACACACAAAACGGAAGACTAAAAAGTTACCTTCGGCTGGATTTGGTGGTTCAATGAGAACACCGTCTTGATTTCGGATATTAATGGTTAAACGACTAATCGTTCGAATGGGATTTATATATTGTGTGGCGATTGGGTAATTATCTCTAAAGCTAATGAGTCCGGTGTCATCCGTTGTAATGAGACTGGCAAACGAATTTCGCAACACGCTCATAGTGGCTTGTCCGCTGAGAACGTTTGACGCTCGGTCAGAAAAAATAGAGTCTAGTTCTTCAATCGAAACATAACAGTGACCCGTTCCATTGATAGGTGTAACTGTATTAATTCTTGCTGCCAAAAGTCTGGCCTGAACAACATTGTGGAGTGGTTGATTCAAAAAACATGTAAACGTATTTGCACTGGACTGACCAATTGTATCAACTGTGATTGTGTGATACTCATAGTTGAGGTCTGGGATCATTTCCGTTGGCGATGTGATGAGAGCCATTTATAGTTAGTTTAGATTAAAGATCCACCAATTCCTTCGGCAATCTTATAGGAAGCATGGTCACCTACAAGCTTTTGGGCACCACAGAGACCACCTGGGGTGAGGCTCTTTGTGTAGGGGCTGTCTTCCTTACCCGATCCCGGAACACATTCCATGCGGTTCTCGAGATCGAAGATGGATTTGTCACTGACAATTTCGATCTCGATTGGCATGGGCTGGTATCTGCTTTTCTTCATGATACCTAGAACCGATATGATTGAAAAAAGTATGACGATGGATGTGAGAGCATTCCTATTGGTCTTATTGAACTTGAACATTTATAATGTATCAACATTTTTTATAAACTGCGTTAAAGGTAATTTTTTTAGTTTCTACATAAAGAGTAGATGGATGAAGAAATAATCATCGACCGTGGACATACGACTGTTATGAAATTGGACGCCGACGAGCAAGCCCTGATGGATGAAATTGAGATTTCAGCCCCCCGTCCCCAGCCTGTACCCAGACCCGCTCCTTATCGACCACAGAGACCCATGCATCAAGAACAGGAAACGATGGATGCCTTTGTAAACCCCAATAAGCAAACAGCTCCAAGGCAACCTATACAGGAGGAGGAGATTGATTACGGTGAGGATGAACCTATGTTTTATGATGATGGGGAGCCCCAAATGAATGGTGTCCCTCCAGGTGAGCAACCCTCTAAGGGATACACATCGGTGGATGAGGAGAAGTCTGATCTCATCAACAAGTTGGCACGCCTCGAGAAGAAGGGATTCGCTGTGAACAAACGCCTGAATGCATACTCAAATGTGGAGGAACTCAGGGCTGAGGTTAAGAGGATTACCTACAGCATCGATGTGGAGCAGTCTATTCGTTTCTCTAGGCGAATGTTGGTGGCGTGTGTGACTGGTCTAGAGTTCCTCAACAAGAGGTACAACCCTTTCGAGATTCAATTGGAGGGGTGGTCTGAGTCTATCATGGAGAATGTTGACGACTATGATGGTGTATTTGAGGAACTCTACGTCAAGTATAGGTCAAAGGTCAGTGTAGCTCCAGAGGTCAAGCTCATCATGATGTTGGGTGGTTCGGCCATGATGTTCCACCTGACCAACTCGATGTTCAAGTCGGTGATGCCCAACATGAATGATGTGATGAAGCAGAACCCAGACCTAGTCAAGAATATGATGAACGCTGTTCAGAATACAACACGAAACCCTGGGGGTCCAGCGACAGAGGCCCCAGTTGGTGGGACAGGGCAGTACGAGATGCAGGGTCCAGGTCTAGACATTTCTAGTTTGATGGGGGGCATCATGATGCCACCTCCACCCCCAATGAATACTACACCCCCCACAATCCAAGAAGAGGAAGACGTCTCCGACATCATGTCTGTCTCTGGTGATTCCACTGGTGGTGAGGTGAAGGAGGTCAATGTGGGGGCCACAAAGGCTAAGAGGACCAGACGAAAAAAGAAGACTGAAATTAATCTCTAAATACTATATAAATGATAGCGTACTGTCCGCTTGAGGAGGTAGATCCTCCCGTCCGACAACAGAAAGTTGTCGAAGAACCGGTGGAACCTAAGGAGCCAACGGTTGGTCGCGAAGAAACTGAAATGAATTACGTCATCATGGGTTTCATTGTCGGCGTGATTATTCTCGCCGTCTCTGATTCCATCAGGGCGTAAATGTAATAAATCTACCGAGGGGTTTTCCCCCAAAGTAAATTTAGTATGCGAAAGCTGTGACAACTGTACTACCGGATTTGATGTTGAGAAGTTTTCCACCACGAGCAGAATGTATTTTTGAATATATGTCATATGAATATCCAACCCCGGTGGTGTTTACAGGGGTGATAGTTATAGTGTTAAATGTAGTCGTAACAGTTGGACTCCATGGATTTGGGTTTACACCACCAAATAGTTTTTTTATACCTATAGTTATCGGTACATTAGAGAGTGTTCCATCACTTGTTCCTCCCTGAAATTCTAAAATCATCGTACTTATACTGGAAGGGTTTGAAGTTTCTCTCAACTGGGTAATTACCCTTCCATAAAACGCATCATTTCCGAATTCCATTGTAATGGCTTTATCCGCAGGTGGGGCACTGGGTGAGATTGTTACTACGTTAGAATAACGTTTACACGCCATTTCTCCATCACCATCATTTGTCACGACACCACCCTTAAATTCTGAATGACCTTCAGAATTAATTTTCAATCGTTCAGTTCCCCTTGTTTTGACTGTAATATTTTGGTTTTCCACGTTCGACGTGGAACCACCCATAGAAATTTCACTCACTTTCGAAGTACCTGGATTCACCGTCTGCCCCGCACGTAAAGTAAGGCGCTGTGTTTGAGGTTCACCGACGGCTGTTTCTGTTGTATCGGCTCGGAAAACAGCTGAGTTATCGGCTGATACTTCCTCCGTCTTTATTTTTCCCATGTCGATACCACCCGCTGCCGGGGCTGCTGCATCTATGACTACCTTTACGGGGGGAGTATCGATTTTTTTTGTGAAAATATGTTCCGATAGAATAAGAACACGGGGCATCTCTATATTAGTTACCGAATAAAATACCCGCCATACCATTTTGTATTCTGAGAATGTTGTAATTTACCGCGTATACAAATATATGTGTATCTGTCCTATTTACCCCCTTTTCAGCATTTCTAATAATAATTTTAGCGTTATCCAGTCTACTGAAGTTGCATGTTCCACTGGGACTATATTCCGAAGAATTCATACAGAAATGGAATGGAAAATATCTTGTGTATAGCATTACCCGATTGTCTGCTCTAAAATCGATATGAGCAAATTTTGATTTCAAATAACTTTCAACTGTATGAAAATACATTGGAGACATACTTTCTAGTAGGGGTGATCCATTTAATTGGATATCTAAGGTTTTAAATGTAAACCTGTCATCTACAAATTCTTCTGATAATGTCCCAAATCCAAAAAATAAAGACTTCACGGGGTGATTAAATTGTGAAATCTCAAGGCTATTGTAATTAGTTGTACCAAAATCGATTGGATATTCATTTCTTTGGACTTGTGTAATAATCATATCAATTTGACGATTGACAAAACTCTCCCGTTCATCTGTGTCCAAGTACACATAGTTCCCGTATACAGAAATTTTCTTTTGTGCGTCCGTTAGACTAGCTTCTCCGGGTCCATTAAAGTAAGTTGTATCGAAATTAACTTTCACTTCGACTGTGTGATTCTGTAAGGCTACCAATGGTAAATATGCCCCACCATCACAAAAAAAGAAGTGTAAAGGAACAAACGCGATATTACCAGGATTTGATTTTACGTTTATTTCTTGTGATTTAGTCCAGGTATCGGCTAAATAGTTTGCCCAAATATCATTATAATAATCGTAGTGTTGGGAATCAATCTTTTGACCACCAATGTAAAGATCAATTGTTGAATTGTAAAAAAGATTTGAAGAAATGTTAGCTTCCCCGGTTCCTTCAAACCACATTGCATTTATAATGTCACCATAGACCGGGATAGTAATAGAATTATCGGTTTCTGTTATTTCTTTTATAAATTTGGGAGCCTGTGAGAAATTTTTATATCTCGCAAATTTTGTTCGAAAAAATGAATGACCATCTTCACTCGTAATATAAATATCCTGTACACCCTTAGATACTATTTGTATTAATGCACCAGACATTTATTTATTAATTAGATTATAAAAATAGACACTTTCCCTGAGGGAAGTCATCCTTCTTCTTTTCTTCCCCCCCCTTTCCGTGAATCTTGAATCCACCTTGGCGGTACACCTTCATTCTCTTATAGTACATCGCTGTAAAGACTGACCATGGGTCGTGAATGTCGTAAATGTGGGGGTTATTTTTTTTACCCTTGGTCTCCCTCATGATGCGTCCAATACTTTGAACAATGTCAGACTTGGGTGAAGCTAAGATTACAGTGTCTAAGGTTGGTATATCCAATCCTTCATGGGCTTGACTGAACGTCGCGAAGATGATCTTCTTCTTTGAGGATTCTTGGAGATCCTTCTCTTTCATACCACCCATGTAGAGCCCAGAGCTCTTTGGAAAACATTGGTGAAGAAATTCACAATGAAATCTTCTATCGCTTAAAACGAGGAGTTGCCTCGTCCCCGCTGAAGCCCTTTTTACGAGTTCTGCCAACATTTTGTTCCTATTTCTGTCTTCGACCAACTCTGTGATCATATTGGGCATAGAGATCTTTCCATTCCTCATAGAGGGTGGGGGGTTGCGGTAATTGAAGCATTCGTAGGTGACTGTAAATACCTCCACCTGTTCCTGATTTTTCCTCTCGACGGCGAAGAATGTGGGTCCCATGAACCAGTGGAGGACTTTGGTGAGTCCATCCTTCCTCTCTGGGGTTGCAGAGAGACCGAAAATATGCTTTGGACACAACTTGAAGAGAGACTGACTGAATACTTTGGCGCATATATGGTGGGCTTCATCTACAATGAGGGTCCCAACACTTTCAAAGTCCGAAAAGCTGTACTCCTTTAGGGAAAGAGATTGTAACATGGCGATGACAAAGTCACAGTCAACCTGTTTCTTATCCTGTTGGACGACACCAACCGTAGCCCCGGGACAAAACTGTTGGATTCTCTCCCTCCACTGATCAGCTAAGAACTGTTTATGAACGACAATCATGGTCCTGTAGCCCAACTTACACGCTATTGCCAGGGATACGGTGGTCTTCCCAAAACCACACGGGAGTGAGAGAACGCCATGGCCCGCCTTAAGAGCTGCAGCAAGTGCTTCATTTTGGTGTGTTGCGTCTCGAAGGGTACCGGCAAACTTCGTTCTAATCCGGGTGGGTTGGGGTCTTCTGTCCTCCTTGGGTTCACCAAGTTTTTCGACACCATAGAAGCGCGGGACACAGATACCATTTTTAGTCGTTTTAAAAACTTTAAAAGGTGGTGGCGGAAATCCATAATCTCCATTGACTATAGGTCTTACGGTAAGTTCTTTTTTAATTTCTTGGAGGGGTCCCCCATCCGTGAGGTACCCAGTTCTAGTGAGAACTGTCATATCCTTAAATATCATAGTGAAACTTTAAATATATTCAGAAGATTTAAGAATCCAGGTAAATCCTGAGTGATTTCCAACATTCCAATATCCCTTAAATTCAGTTTCAATCTCCACTTCGTCTCCCTTGACTAACGACTGTATAGGTTTACCTTTGACTTCGCACATCACCCGTCTATATCTAAATGGAACTTTCACTTTGAGGATATTTCCTTCTAGGGGGTTGTCTGGTGTACCAGTCGTTGTGAGAAGGTGTTGTTTATAAAGATGAACAGTGTATATTTTTTTTGAAATATTTTCTGGAATTAAAAAACGGATATACATCTTCCCATTGTATTCATACATTGGTTCGTAAACGGATGCTGAAATTTTCATTGATGTCTATTACGATATACTAAAATTATAACTATAAGTATCATAAGTAAAAGGATTACAAGTTGACTAACTGTAAATGGTTTTATAGGTTTTCGTGTTCCAAAACATTGGTGACTAAGTGACCTAGAAACTTCCACCGCAGATTCTATACTCGAATATGGTGTATGTCTGGGAGACATCATACCACACATGGCAACTTTGGAGCATTTCCCAAAAAAAGGGAGCTGTCCATATAGACTGAGAACTCCCGAGGATTGTGAAAAGGTCCACCCATCATTTTCATTCCAGTCTGCACCCCACCCAATTCTTATATCTTCTGGTGGTGGTAAACCAAGTTGTTCAATAACTTCAAGTTTTAACATTTCGGGGGTATTAGATAGAATTTCTCTAGTTATTTTGCATATAACACATGATATAGTTTTCCCGTCCGATAACACTCTAGGTTGTAAATTCCAAGATGTTGTCGCAGCGATCTCGAGATCGGATTTTATTTTTACAGGTTCGTTATAATCAAGTAAAACATTTATGGCTCCGTATGTACTTTCACGAACCTTTTTATCAGCTTCGGGTCCCCAATTATCTCCCAAAAGTTTTAAAGCTGGGCTATTGTCTATACATAAAAATAAATATCCATCATCAATAATCGTATTGTTGGATAATGAAGCCTTATATGTATCATCCATATATTCAACCTTTTCAACTTCAACATCGTAAACAAAATTTACACCAGCTTCAATGAGAGCATTTTCCATTTCATCACACATAAAACGTCCAGAACCCTTTTGTGTATAGGGTTTTGAGAGAGCCACGTGATTGAGATTATTTACAAACTCATAGGCTGACATGACATCCCATGTAACACCGTCCATTATAAGAGGAAGATGTTCGAGAAGGGTTTTAGCACCCTCACTCACCGCCCCCACTGCATCTTTTAAACTAATACCCCTGTATTTACCTGGTTGTGTAAAAACTTTGAATATGAGGGTCAACAGTATACCATAATCTTTTACACCAAGAGAATTTTTTAGAAATGTGGTATGTCCCCCACCATCTTTAGATGGTTCGAAAACATCATTCCAATTTATATTCATTTCTTCAAAGAGGGATTTAGTATTTACAAAGGCTTTATCAAATACAAGTCTATGTGCGTGAATATCTCTCAGACCAGTTTCGGGTTCCCACCACGAACCACCAGCTGATGTCTTTTTGTCGTAAATTGTTATGTCGTGTTCTTCACCTGAGTGAATAATCTCCCAAGCGAGGGACATTCCCGTTGGGCCGGCACCAATTATATGAATCTTCATTCTACTTTTAGTAGATATTAAAAAATATCTTCATATGATAGGTATGTTGACTGTAATAAAACCCTTACCCAAACCAACTCAACAGAAGGTAAAAACTTGGAAGTTTGCCGCCAAATTCCTGTGGAAAGAGCGTTTTATGGAAGATAAATCGGAGCTTGGGAGATGGACAAAAGATCAACTTCTCGATCTTGGTCCAACATTTGTAAAATTAGGACAAATTGCGTCCACGAGGGGGGACCTCTACCCCCCAGAGTTTACCCGTGAACTTGAATCTCTCCAAGATGACGTTCCCGCCTTTGATTATAATTTGGTTAGGGAACAGATTGATCTAGATATTTTCAGTGACTTTGATGATATCCCCTTTAAGTCTGCGAGTATTGGTCAGGTTCACAAAGCTACCCTCCAAAATGGGAAACCCGTAGTTGTAAAATTGAAAAGACCGGGTATTTATGATACGATGCAATCCGACACAGAAACTTTGAAACAAATTCTAAAAATAGTTCAATCTCTGGGGATTGATACTGGGAATAGTTCAGACTTTGTTCTCAATGATTCGATTGAATATCTTTTGGGTGAAGCAGATTATATTCAAGAAGTTGATAATGCGATCAAATTTAAGAGGTCTCTGAAGGATGTTGAATGGATTAAGATTCCACGGGTGTATAAAAAATACTGTACGAATGAAATGATTGTAATGGAATATGTACCAACAGATAAGATTACCGAAATCAAGGACAATAAAATCAACAAGATAAAGGTGTGTGAAGCCCTGGTGAATTCATACGTCATACAGACCATGGAGGCGGGTTTGTTCCACGCTGACCCACACCCCGGAAACTTGGGTATTTCGAGGAATGGTAAGCTGGTCTTCTACGATTTCGGATTAGTCATCCCACTATCGGATGAACTCAGAGAAGGTTTCAAAGACCTTTTCTTTTGTATTGTAAATAGGGACACCTCTGGGATAGTGAAAATTTTAATACGCCTGGGGGTCATCGTTCCAACGTCTACGGATATATCCGACATCGAACTCTTTTTTGAGAGCATCCTTGGGTACCTGGAGACCCTGGATGGGGGTGCTATCGTAAACGATGAACTCGCCGCTGAGCTGGCTATGGAGAAACCCTTCGTCGTACCAACAAGTTTCGTCTACCTGGCGAAGTCCTTCTCTCTCATAGAGGGTATATGCATTCAGTTGGATCCAGAGTTTAATTACTTCACCTACCTGGAACCCATGATTCAACAGCAGTTCTTGGAATCATTCGACTTGGGGGAAATGTTTATGAAGACGACGGAGATTCCCTCTAAGATTGGGAAGATAAGCACAGCTGTTCTGGGTTTGGAGAAATCCAGAGCATCTATGAGACGGTCGATGGTTAAAACGAGGCAGGAAATACGGGTAGTTCAATACAGTATAATTTGTGCTGTATTGGCGGAGAGGTTTCACGATACACCATTGGCTGGTGTGTTTATATTGGGTGCGATATGGTTTACTTTTCGTAAAGATCGATAGACTTCTTTACACTCTTCTTGGGCTTGGACTTTTCATCCTTCTTGACAAGTTTTTCATGTTCCTTGTAGTATTCCTTTAGCCTCCTCTGCTCATCGCGGACAATATCACTCAATTTACCTTTGATCTTGTCCACGTCCATATCCCGATCCTTCTTGATTTTTTTACTGAGCCTCTTGAAGCCCTTTTTACTGGCGAAAATAGTTGGCGAAGTTGCGATGGCAAGCATTTATTATGTAGGGACATTTATTTTTAACCTCTTTAGTTTTTCCTCAAATTCCCTCCTCTCCCCAGGGCTCTCTATGGCCTTCCCAGTTTGGAGGGCTTCAATCTCGGGGCCCGTGAGATGCATCGCATTGACCCTAAAGTCTAGGAAGGCTTCCATCGTGACGGGGACTAGGGGCTTCACTAAGTCGTAAATGGCGGTGGCGTAGTCGCGGATCTCTTTTTGGGCGTGGTCGTCCATCCTCAGGTGGAGAAAGTGCATGAGATTGTGGAGGTTCATTTTCCAATAAAACTCGGTGTAGGTAGACTGTGGGAGCACCCCACGACTCTGTTCACGACAGGCTCCACCCTCTAGGAGTTCCTCGTAGACCTCAAAGGCATGGGTCAGGTGTTGGGATACCTTTCCATTGAGTTCCTCCCCTACGTCTACGACACCTTCCGACCCCTGGTGGTTTACTTGGGACTGCCCCCTCAGAGTATCTGGTTCATAATACTCCTTGGGTACGACGGAGTAACGGGCGGATAGCTCATTAATTGAGGCTGTTCTATGTCGCATATGTTGTCTTGCGATGTAGATGGGCATCTTAATGTGAAACTTGAATTCGACCATTTCGAACGGAGTCGTATGCCAGTGGCGAAGGAGGTATCGTATGAGACCCCTATCTCCTCGTGTGGACTTAGTCCCATCTCCATACGAGACTCGGGCTGCTTGTACGATGGACGAATCCAAATCTTTTTGAGGCATATAATCAACGAGCCTAACAAATCCATGATCCAAAACTTTTTCCATTATAATTATTTATCCGTTTATTTCTTTAATCAAGTCACCAACATTCTTGTAGTACCTCTTCAAATCCTTCATGAACCTCTTATTATTTTCGAGGACTTCGCAATCAACTTTGTTCAAATATATCCAAGCCAAATTTGATTTTGAATATTTTGTAGCTTTTTGATTTTCGTTGGGTCTCCTTGCTACCAACTTTGTTGTCTTTTTCTTCTTGGAGGCCGGGGTGACCTCCTTCCTATTCACGAAAGAAAGTGCCTGCATGACGGTGTCCGCCAGGTCGTCTTTCTTCTTAGACTTGAGGAAAGTGGGCAACCAATGTGCATTGGTAGGTCCATCACGGATAAAGGCTTCACATCTTTCTATGGATACCTTCTTTCTCTTGTTGTACTGCGCCTTCCCGGGTCCCGCAACATCTGGTATTTTGTGACGAGCATCATATAGAATTGTTTCAGCTTGGGGGCACCTAATTATAAAGTATGCGTGAAGGAAGTGCATGACAGACACCATCTTCTTGTTACGTTCAGGTTGTTTCTCTATCAAAATTGTCTTAGCCTCGAGGACCCATGGTCTCTCATCGAGGTGGTCCCTCATAGAAACATACACACCATCCTTGTGCTGTGGTGGAATTCCGTCAACATCCCATTCCTTAACGAGATTACCAGAGTCCTCATCCAATAGGCACATCGCCAAATTCCTTATACCCACATCAATAGAGAGAATCATTAGTTAAAACTTTAAATATCTCTTTAAGTTAATGAGGTATATAGCCCACCGTGGGTATTCATTGGAGTACAGGGACAATAGTATCAACGCGATACTATGGGCAATAAATTTGGGGTACGATGGAATTGAAATTGATGTTCAACTTTGTGGAACTGGGGAAATTATTTTATACCACGATGTGTACATTGATAATTATTTCATATCAGAAACTTCTTTTGAAATTCTAAAAAAGTTTGGAATATGTTCTCTCCAAGAAGTGTACGACAAATTACCCAAAATAATTTACAAGGATCTCATTCTTGACATCAAGGGTAACAACATCGAGGTGATCGGGGCACTTGAGGATTTTTACATGAGAAGATCAACGGAAAGAGTTACATTTTGTAGTTTCAATCGAAGAATTCTAAAGATTCTACCAGATTATTACAAGAAGGGTTCTACATTTGAAACAACTTTCCACCCGAGAGAGTATGATATGATCACTCGGAATTTATCGATGGTGGTCGTTCATTGGACATGCCTCGATCATGAGTTTATAACCTACTGTAAGTCTAAAAATATTAGGGTCTACACATATACACATAAGGAACCAAAGGAGTTGGAATATATGTATACGTATGATGTTGATGCTATAATTACAAATGGAATTTAATTACTTACGCTTCTTCATAAAGTTCTTGGTGGCACCCTGTCCAGCTGGGGACATCATGAAATAAAGAGCCGCGAGAATGGCGATGCAGAGGACACATGCAGATGCCGCCGAAGCCATCTGACCACCCCCCATGACGTTTCCGATTCCCGTTCCGATACCTTCCGCCACATTCGCAAAACCCTGACCGATACCTTCAGCCGCTTCTGCGATACCACCATCCTTCTTGGTGCCAGTGGCATCAGCTGACGCCGCAAGTTTATTGACGGTGTTACTTTCCGCGAGACTTTGGGTAAGCTGATCCGTGATGGCTTTGGACGCAAGTACCGCGACCATATCCTGGTTCCAGTTAATAGACCCACCTTCTGCACACCTGAAACCGTTGACTGTGAGAACGCCATCTTGTACAGATACTTGTTTAGCTACAGCGCGGTTGACATTGTTAGTTGTAATTGTATTTTCAATAATATTTTGAACTTCCATCTTCACATTCTGCTTAATTTCCATATCGGTGTCTCCACCCAAACCGAGGTCAGACAAGTTACCCATCTGTGACGTCTTTTCAAGGGCGGCACTGGCTGACGCCTGCATATCATTGGTGATTGCGTTCTTTATTTCCCGTACTTGTTCATCTTTAAATTGTGATACAGATTGTGTCGACGCATCAATCTTTTGTCCAAAATTTGCCGAGCAACCTTCAACATTTGTCAACCGAACAACCAGCTTTTGCATGTTTACCTGATCTGCGAGAGACTCTGTCATATTGGAATTAATTTCAGTGTAAATACTTTTGTTAATCGATTTCATATTGAAAGTTTGTTCAACTTTTTGACTTGTGGAACCTCCTCCACCCATTGTGTTATTACATTTCCCTGAGAAAAAAAAACTTTACAATATAATAATGGCTTGTAAGGTCACGTTAGGAGAATTGGTTTTTAGTGGTGAAAAGAAACATGAAATCCCAGAGGGTATGAATTTAATAGGTGAAACGTTGACTGTAAGTGGGTGTGGTACATTTGATGTTGTCGCGGTGGAATTATTAACACCTGATAATAAAATTGTGAGTGAATCATTTGTAAATGGTGAATATCCATTCGATGCTCTGAAGGGTAATCCTGTAAGTGTCACCATTAGCGATGTGTTAAATAACGATGCGATTGATGATTTGGGAGAAGATGAATACGATCCTGATTTCTTCAAAGAGAAGCGGTACCCACCATTTGACAAACCTCCATTGGACACGCTACCAATTACAAGGTTTCCTAAAAAATTTGACTGGAAGGATGATAATGTTAAAAACCTAACCTATCTATCTGTAAGTTCAACTTGTTCAATGTGCTGTTGTCTACTTATGTTAATCCTATTAAAGAGAAAATAAGTCGCTTTACTATGTGGTGTTGGTGGTGTTGTCATCCATTTGAGTGGGCACCTTTAAGTATGCCCCATAAATATGACGATAGAACAAAGGTATTTCAAACATCTGGTAAATTTTGTTCTTGGAGTTGTATGAAATCTTATACCATAGATACATATGGGATAAATAGGGGTGGTCTCGTGTGTGGAAATATAGTACTCATGCGAAAACAAATGTTTAATCAGATAGGTTCTATAAAAAAGGCTCCTTGGAGGTATAGTTTGAAAGTATTTGGGGGTGACCTTTCGATTGAGGAATTTAGAAATAATTTAACTAAAGATGTTTCAGAATCTTTACCTGAACCTATCAAAACGAAACCAAAGGTTGAAAATGTGATACCATTTATTTCAAACACGAAAAAGATGAATGAAATAAAAAATGCGACATCTGATAATAGTTCATTGAAACTTAAGAGAAATAAACCACTAAAACGAAATCATAACAATTTGGAATCAGCATTGGGCTTGATCATAACTCCCAAATCCTAAATTTCTCATTTGTTTACTGGTGGGTCTCGATGGGGGGGCGCAATTACTAGTGACCCACTGACACCCATCATGGGCCTTCCACCTAATGTCAAATTTTTCCATAGCTTTTCTACATATGACACATGGAAGTGATATAGCATCACCATGGATATTCCGTCTAGAAACCACCAACTCTCCATGTTTCCTATGTAACCAGTCTGTAAATTGATGAGGTTTGTAACCCTTTTTCATACATTCTCTATAGAGGTGCCTGATGAGTTGTCTTTCTGAACACATATGATTGTTACTAACAATCACAGGTCCCTTTGACATATAACTTGTGACTGTACAATATTTCATATTTCACAGTTGGTACAAGAATTCCCAATGTGTACAAAAGAGCACTTCGTGCATTCACTTAGGGTATTGATATTCTTTTTCGGGACTAATCCCCTGGCAAAACGTTCTAGTTCCTTTACTGTGTAAAGTCCATACTGGACCATAATTTCAAGTGTTGGGAATCTCATATATTTATGTACATCGGTATTCCTTATATGTATTTATAAGCAGGGAAACAATTTCATTAGGGACTTTTGAGCTTTCATCATGGTGACAAAGCTGTCGATAATTGGGGGGACCATCGACTTGAGAACAACTTCAAAGTCACTATCCTGTTCACCTGCGTCAATTTGTTCGATGATATGATTAAGGATTGATATCACGAGTTTCTTCTTTTGGGGACCAGGGAGTCTCTTAAACTTGGCGACTTCGAAGACGAGTCGGGACACGATCGGTGGAATATCCTCTTTGGTCAATCCATCATCGATGTACTCGACACGGAGTTCTTCAACTAACTTGACGACACTTTTGGCTGAAATTTTTCCAGCATATTTTTGTAAAATAGAATCCATTTGTATAATAATCTGTCATAATAATATATGAACTTTAACGAAGCTATATCAACTTTGGCATTTAGTTTAAGTTTTGTTGAGATGTTCTCAGAGGTTAAGAAGGCTGACTTTGTTAGTGTTGAACGTAAGAATATTATACTTTTGAGTTTATTCACGAGTTGTTTATGGTTTGTATATCAATACAGAACGATAGGAACTAATGCGACGACTCTTGCAACTGGTTTAGGTATTTGTGTTCAGTTGTATATTTTGAATAAGATTTTATTGAAAGAACAAAAAGACTTAAAGATTCGGAGTGAATGAGAAGTATAAAATGTCTACCATTGCCCAACTCAAGCCTACCTATGTGAAGCGTTACGACACTCGGGCGAGTGCGTCCCGGAAGTCTACGACCCGCCCGGTCCCAACACCTTCGAAGGTTCCAAACAAGGCCGCGCGTTTTGCGGAGGTCGTCAATGGACGTGCCGCGATGCAAGGCATTCTTTGGGGTTCCCTGGATTGGATGATGTCGGGGGAGAATATCATTCAGCAGTGTGAGGATCCAATGTATGCATTGGCCGCCACTGGTGTTGTTACGACCCTAGCTGCGGCGTCTGCCATCACCGTCAAGGGCTTCGAGGAGGAGGAGTTTTGGTCCTTCACCCCCGAGGCTGAGCTTAAGAATGGTAGGTTGGCCATGCTTGGGTTTGCCACTCTATTTGGATTGAGCGCCATGTAACCTAAATATTCAATTAATTTTACCTTTTCTTCTAATGAAAATGTTCCTGCCCTGCGCATCACGTAGGCCAAGAGCATCATCAGGATATAGACATTTACAGCGACTGGTCTCATTTAAGCAAACTTAGGTTTTTTGTAGACCAGGAAACCACCGACCATGAGTGCGACGATGAAGGTGATTAGGCTGAGAGAGTTGTAAGCGGTAGAGACCTTCTTGTCCTCTGAGCCAGCGTTACACTTGCGGGAGTAGTTGAGGGCGATGGCGCTACCGATGATACCCATGACGGAGTACACGAGGGTGAGGACCCCAGTCAACTTGGCCTTGGAAACCATGGCCACGAAGAGGGTGAATGGGATGGCGAGGGCAATGGCGAGGGTAGCGGAGAGGAGGCGGCTGAGATTTTGGTGAATCTTCTTATCCGCGAGTTCTGGACAATTCGAGAATGTACCAATACCGGCGGCCGCTGTGATCATGTAGATGACGGCGAGAATGAGGGTCACGACAATAGTCATCGTGTCAATCTTAAGCTTGGATCCCTGACCAACTGGGACGACACCGGCGGCAACGGTGTTCGCTGCGCCACCCGCCATAGCAGACATAGTTCCGAGAGCTCCGAGAGCAGCCATTGTTTATTATACCTATAGAAAAAAAAATATATCCTGGATGAGATGAACATTTATTCTTCCAAATGGGGAAAACTTTTATGACTCTCTAATACAGCTTTTATTTCATCATCTGTCATGTATGGAAACATAGGCAAACTGACACATTTAGAACAAAAATCCTTTGCATGTTTACATTCAACATGAAACTCTCTAAAGCATTCTAATTCTGGTAATGAAATGGGATAGTGGATACCGGTTTGTATTCCATTTTTCTTCATATGTTCGATGTAAGAATCTCTATTATCTTGTAGTGTATAGAAAACGTGATAAACATCTTTACCGACAGAACTTCTTTTAGGAAATGTGTGTGCGTCGTTATATTTTGTCGCAACACCAATTCTTTCACTTGTCCATTCATTAATATATTTTAATTTTGTTGATAAGAACAATCCCTGCATTCCATCCATACGACTATTTACACCATCTGTCTGGTGTTCATATCGGTTATGTGCTGGGGCACCCAAACTCGCATATTGTTTCATTTTGGTGGCAAGTGTGGATGATTTTGTTATACACGCACCACCATCACCGAGTGCCCCCAAGTTTTTACCTGGGTAAAAAGAAAAGCAACCGACGTCACCAATCGTTCCGACGTGGTGTCCATTTATCATCGAACCATGTGCTTGTGCACAATCTTCTATGATTGGAATATTGACATCTTTTGGAATAGTAGCACATTGTCCAAATAAATGAACTATGATTATACATTTAATGTCGTCATCTATTTGGTTATATTTATCTTTGAGATCAATTAACCCTGTTTTAGGGTTTACATCCATAAACACAGGTATATGTCCAGCATTCACAACTGCCATAGCTGTAGCCGCATAAGAAATTGCGGGAACTATAATCTTTGAATTATCTTCAAGTTCGAGAGCCTTGATTGCTATGTATAATGCATCGGTGCCACTATTACATGTAACACAATACCGAGCCTTTGTATATCTCCTAAAATTTTCAGCAAACATTGTGTCACCCACAAACCCACTGGATTCTAAAACTGTGTCGAGATCTTGATGAAATTTGTTCCTGAGTGGATAGTGGATTCTTTTCAAGTCGTTAAATGGTACTCTCATTATTAAAGATAAGTAGCCTATCTTTAATAATGAAATGTGTAATAGTGGGGTTGGGGTATTTTGGTAAAATTATTCAAAGTAAATTGAAAGAATTTCTTCTCGAGGAACTGATTACTATCGATCCATTTAATCCAAGTAGTGATTTCAAGAATATATCTGATGTACAAAGTGTGGATGGGTATTGGTTTATTACAACACCTGCGAGTACACACCATACCATTCTATTGGAACTATTCCAGAAGGGTGTTAAAAATATATGGGTAGAGAAACCTATATGTGATACGCTAGATCATACACTCGATATATTTTCTAAGAAACCGGACGATGTTTTCTTATATTGTGATTTTACATGGCTTCAACACGAGGCTATAAAACATTTAGGGGGTGTGAGTGACATAAAACACATTGAAATGAAGTGGATGAATGACGGTTCAATGATACCTGGAGATGTAAACATAGTAACAGATTTAGCTGTTCATCCTATATCAATCTTAACATTCTTATTAATTAAAACGAAAGATATTTTAGAAAATATAAATGTAACGTATGCGAGTAGTATGTCTGTATTAATAAATGGTAACAGTAAAAATGGTATTACATTTAATATAGAAGTTAGTAATTCTTCATGTAAAAAACTGCGGAACATTGGTGTGTATTGTGTGGATGATGTGTATAGATGGTCTTCAGAAGAACCTCATTATATTGAAAATTTGGGTCACGTCGAATCTAAAGATGCTATAGTGTCTAACATCCAATTGTTTTTTTCCAAGAATTCTTTGGGGTATCCATTAGATATTGCGAGAACTCTTGAAATTGTCAATGAATTGTTCACCAACTTCGATAAGTGATTTTTTATCACTATCGGATAATGAAGATTTTTCTATTCCAATTGTATTGACCTTTATAGGAATTGAGGGAACTCCACCCCATACGATACCATCGGGTGACTCACCCTTAAAAAAACTACCTGCACCTATCATACAATATTTACCTATGATAGATCTCTGATGTACAGACGCGTTCATACCCACATGACTATTATCACCTATGGTTACAAATCCAGCGATACTACACCCGGGGTTTAGTTGTACGTTATCACCTATATCACAATCATGCCCTATGAATACCTGACTCATGATATAACAATTGTTACCTATTTTTGTGTAACTTTCAGTTGGTTTATTAATAACAACATATTCTCTTATTTCCGTGCCATCGCCGATGATAACCTGTCCATCGGGATTTGACTTTTTACCTTTCCAATCTGGTTCATTTATCGAATACATATTCATTAATAAAAATAAGTGATAGTCTTTATATACTTAAAAAAATAAAATTATATTTCAATAATGAAGATTTCATATGCTATAACAGTTTGTAACGAGTCTAAAGATTTGTATTCACTTATTTCATTTTTAAAGAAGGTTAAGGATCCGTGTGACGAAGTGAATATTTTGGTTGACAGTCTTCATGTGACTGCATCGGTCCACCGTGTTCTTGAGCACTTTAGGGATGATATAATTGTAAATGAGCGAGACTTTTGTGGTGATTTTACAAAGCACCGCAACTTTCATTTGGAGAAGTGTTCCGGTGACTATATTTTTGTGGTTGACCCCGATGAGATGCCCCAAGAAAAACTCGTAAAGGGTCTAAAGAAGATGATCGACGAAAGTGGGGCTGATTTAATATCGATTCCCCGTATAAACATTCACCCCGGGGCTCTGGAACACTGGTTGAGAGAATGTAAATTTAAAACGAATGAGGTTGGGTGGATAAACTGGCCAGACTACCAATGTAGAATTTTCAAAAATGCACCTGGGTGTATATACTATAGTAGGGAATTGCATGAAAATGTGGTGGGTGCCGAAAAGTCTGTGGTCCTCCAAGCGGATCCTTCTGTGGCCCTATGGCACATCAAGTCTGTGGACAAGCAGGATAGCCGATGGGAAGATGGTAGATATGTTTCTCCATCAAATACAAACCTATATGACACACTGATGTAATTTAAAGGGTGGTGGGGTAGTAGATGTAGTATGATTAAAACACCCAATGGAATATTTGACATAGATGTAGAGGATTGTTGGATCCGTAATCACATGTGTTCTGGAAAAGTTTTTGAACATCACATAATCAACGATATGTTGAAGCCATATGTAGAGAAATCTAAATACATTGTAGACGTCGGTGCGAACATTGGGTGCCACACTGTGAGCTACGCGGGGTTCAATACAGATTCTAAAATTTGGGCATTTGAACCACAAGAAAAATTATATGAAATTCTGACAAAGAACGTTAAACAGAATTGATGTATATAAACAGGGTCTCGGGCACTGTAAAATGTCCTGTGAGCTCGTGAGTTTAGATAAAATGGATCGAGATTTACGTAACGGGGGGTGTAATAAGGGTGGTGCTGGTATTGGTAAAGGTGGTGAACATATGACTATAACAACCCTCGATTCTATGGAATTACCTGGTCTCGATTTCATTAAAATAGACGTAGAAGGTGCAGAGAGCCTCGTCATTATGGGTGGTAAAGAGACGATAAAAAAATACAAGCCCGTCATATGTTTTGAACACAACTATCAACGAATCGATCCCAGAGATGTTAACCTCGATCAAGTACCAACGCCATTTGAAGAATTGGTAAAACTGGGGTATAAAAAGTTTGAATATTTAGATTGGGATAATTATTTGGCATTTCCGTAACTTAAAAGAAAAATGAATATTTAAGTAAATGAAGTTCGGGAAGATTTATGGACGTTTCTTTTTGAAACAAGATCTGGGTATAGAAGATGATGACACTCCACATACAGTCACTATATCTGAACTTATGGAGACATTTACATTGTGGCCCAGTTGGATACAGGGTTTTCCAGGTAAAAGTGTGCAACTTTTTACCATGTTTGAGACATCCGATGTACACCCAGATATCATAAAAAATATGAAATTGTTTGACAAGGTTATTGTTCCATTTGATTATCTTAAAGATATTTTGGTTGGACATGGCGTACATTGTGAAGCTCTAAATTGGTGGACTTCACCTTTAATTAGAACATGTCCCAAAGTTATTAAAAAAAAATATAACCCCGAAAAGATTGTATTTCTTTATGTTGGAACTAATGATATTAGAAAGAACTTGGTGAAGCTTGTAGATACTTTTATAAATTGTATCGATGGTACGGGACATAAATTAATTGTAAAGACAAACACCGTAGATGATCTAACACGATGTGAAAATATAAAATACATAACACATCGACTACAATATCATGAGATGGCTGGACTCTATAACATATGTGACTATGTCGTATCATTTTCACATGGTGAGGGTGTGGGTCTTCCCATGCTCGAAGCAAAGTATTTTGGAAAACCAATGATTTCACATGATCAAGGTGTTTTAGGTACAATTAAAAATGATTCATGGGTGGTTCTCCCGTCTAAAGAGATTCCTATTGACCATGCCTCGGTTCCACCATTTCTTGATAAAGTTTTTCATGGAACATGGTGGGAGATTGATGAAAAGGAAACTTTTACTATAATAAAAAATCTCATCAAATAGTAGTAATGGATGAGTGTGTAGACAGATTACAATATTATTGTGACAAACTCGCTGGTGAACTCAGTAAGATTCCCCAAAACTACAAACTCATTGAACAGTATGGTCACTTAGATCAAGAAGTTTACAACATCGGTGAGGAATACAAACTACTAAAAATAAAATTGGATGAATTAGGGCATAGGGTTAATTCATCTAAATTTGGATTAAAAATGATAGAGGCTGAAATCGATAACATCAAACAACGAGAGTCTTCTCGTGACCAACATGGAGATCCGTATTTACCATGATTTCAAAGCCGGCATCTGTGAGGTTTTTACAGAATGAGACATCCTCCGAGCAGGTGTCCCTCAAAATTTTCCCATCTTCAGCTTCAATCTCCACGAGGGGGTAGCTAAAGTATGGATACTTCAATTTCTCTATGACCCCTTTCCGACACGCAAAGAAACCCATCCCACTGTAGGCCACCGGTATATACTTGTCGGCGGGAAGGTCTCTCATAAATTCAAAACTCCCATACTTTTTGAAGTACTCGACGTCCCATTCTTGGACGGTGGCGAAGTGAACTCTATCCTGCATTCGGTACAAACCCGAAACAACTGGATACTTCTTGGTGTCCTCGATAAGTTCAATAACCTGTTCGGGTGTGAAAATTATATCAGAATCTATGGTCAACCAAACATCATAGTTTAGGGTGCCACCAAAGGGCACCTGGTCGGCACCCCTTAGTACATCGAGACCTAGGGTTTTCATACGAGAGTAGGTCACGTAGCTGGAATATTCATTTGTGACCACAACTTCATATCCCTTCTTGCTCAGGGACATTACAGTTTGAGTCCAGTTCATGAGAAATGTTCCAGAGAAGCTTTTACCCGGTAGGGCTAGAACAACCTTCATTCTTTTTTAAACTCGTAAAACTTTAAGCACCTCCTTTACAGCTGGGTGCCGAACAATATCATCTTGTGTCATTTTAACATGTTCGAGATATTTGAGATCAAAGAGTTGCATTTTATAGATAAGTTCGGAAAGACCATTTTCAATCGCGAGGTCGGATTGCTCCAAGTCCCCAGTGACTATGAGTCGGGTCCCTGGTCCAACCCTGGTCAATAACATTAACATTTGGTTTGGTGTGCTATTTTGCATTTCGTCGGCGATGATGAGGGTATTGTTGAACGTCCTCCCCCTCATGTACCCGAGGGGTTCAATACTAATACAGCGATCCATTTGATTATAGGTGAAATATTGTTCGAAGATGTCATACATTGGTCGTGTCCATGGTTCCATTTTTTGATTCATATCACCGGGGAGGTAGCCCATATCCTCATCGGCCGCCACAATAGGTCTCGTGAGGACAACCTTCCCACGTGGTTGCTTACGAATGTGCTCAGCTGCTGTATGACACGCGAGCATTGTCTTCCCTGAACCAGCTGGACCAGTTCCAACAATAATTGGCTTACCTGAATTGAGGGCAATCATATATTTACATTGTCCAGCAGTCTTTGGAAGATTCATATATTATTTAAAGATTTTTTCCTTATATAATTTATATGGAGTTCCTTCTTGTAAAATTTATCCCATGTAAAACATATCTGAGTTTAGTAGATCCAAATGGTAAGTCTAGGTTTGCTTGTTTTTCTGAAAAAGATGTAGGTATTAATTGTATAAAATATGTTTCTCATTTTAAATTTAAATATGGTGTATGGCCAATACTTGACATGTCTGACAATAGAAGGAGAGTTGAGCCAAGGTTAGAAGGAATCGTTAAAACACCCAAAGAAATAGCAAAGGAATTTAAACTCGAAAAATTTGACTACGATGGTATAGATAAAATGTCAATGCGTTCCAATGTTTCCTTTTACTGTATATTAGACTTCAGTACCTCGATGTTTAATGGCGAAGAAATGATTGCCATGTCTGGGCAGGAGATGGATGGTAACGCCGATGACTACATGTACAGAAAGGTTTTGAATGATGGCTTAAACATTACATGATAATTAACAATAATGTGTGGTATCATAGCCCTTTTTGGTGAAGAAGTTGAGACATCATCACATCTTCTTAATCACAGGGGACCCGATGACTATAAAAGTGATACATTGGGTAAATGTCGTATGGACTTCTACAGGTTGGCCATTAATGACCTCACACCCGCGGGTATGCAACCTTTCCGGAGAGGTAAATACATGTTAGTGTGTAACGGTGAAATCTATAATCACCGGGAATTATCTATCGAGCGATGTCCAAGTAAGAGTGATTGTGAAGCTATTTTACCATTGATTAAGTACTACGGGATTGAAAAAACTTTGGGACTTTTAAACGGTGATTTTTCATTTGTCTACACAGATGGTAAACGTGTCGTAGCGGCACGGGACCCTGTAGGTGTGAGACCTCTTTTCTATACGAGATATAGTCCTACCTCAATTGCATTTGCAAGTGAAGTGAAGGCCCTTCTCTCTTTACAAAGTAAGATTCACATATTTCCACCTGGACACTTTTACGATTCGTACATTAACGATTTTGTGTGTTATCACACTGGATACTGGAATGTTCGTAAGTATGTAAAAGCTGGATTTCACACTCAACTCCGGGAAACATTTGAAGATGCTGTAGACCTCCGTCTCAGTACTACTGAACGGGAGATTGGTTTCTTACTATCTGGTGGTTTAGACAGTAGTCTCATCGCATCTATTGCTACACGGAAGTTGGGTAAGATTAAAACGTTCTCCATCGGTCTCGAGGGAAGTCCAGACTTGGAAGCTGCCCGAATTGTATCCAAATACCTAAACACGGATCACACTGAGGTGACCTTCACACCAGAGGAAGGTGTGGCGGTACTTACATCGGTAATCAAGTCCCTCGAGTCTTACGACACCACTACAGTGAGAGCGAGTACACCAATGTGGCTTCTATGCAAGTACATAAAAGAGAACACAAACTGTCGGTACATATTTTCGGGTGAGGGGAGTGATGAACTATTGGGGGGCTACCTCTACTTCCATAACGCACCAAGTGTTGATGAATTTGCTTGTGAAAACATGCGCCGTCTTCGTTTGATTCATCAGTTTGATGGGTTAAGGGCTGATAGGTGTGCAGGCGCCCATGGTTTGGATTTGATTGTTCCATTCTTAGATAAACATTTCATTGATTTTTGTATGACTATAAACCAAAATGAAAAAAGGGGTGGCGTTGAGAAACGTATCCTACGGGAGGCCTTTGAGGGATACCTCCCCAGAGATATTTTATGGAGACAGAAGGATGGTATGAGTGACGCAGTTGGGGCGAACTGGGTTGATGAGGTGAAAAAATATGCTGAATCTAAGGTGAACGATGATGAATTCAAACATATACTGTGGACTATTGGTTGTTTCGGTAGTCACAATATCCCTCTCACCAAAGAGGAAGTATTGTACAGACAGATATTTTGGGACTTTTATGGGAGAGACTGTGACCATCTTATTACAGAAATATGGCGTCCCAAATGGACTAATATAACCGATCCCAGTGCGCGTCTACTTATAGAAAAGAATTCAAAGTAATATATAAATGGTGAACTTTGTCAAAGGTTTTGATTGTAAAAATGAATCTCATGTCATGTGGTTAAAAAGGGTTGGAGGTGCGATGGCCAGAGCGACTGGTGATGGAGATAAGGTTGATATTATTGGTATTGTAAATGATAACCCCATCGAGGGTAATCCAAAAATGGATAACCCGATGGATTGGGCTTACATTCATTTTCAATTGGCCATGAAATATACAAATGCGGTTTTAAATGGGGTGGCGTTCGTCCCACCCTCCAAATAATTTATATTCTTCAAGTGTAAAATCTTGGGGTTCAGAATTTTCATCCATTCGAACGAGGAGCACCTTTCCATGGACCTCTTCTCGGTCAAATGGTGGTGGTAGAGTATTTTCATTCGTCGTCGACGTCGATGTTTCCGCTTTCACGATCACGACGTCTATTTCAGGCCACTGCCCTATGAAAGTTTGAGGTCCACCCAAAAGTTTGAAAATTTCATTTTTTGACGGTTTAATGTCCAGTTCAATCGTCTCAATACAGTCTTTTGTTTCGTGTATAAGTACTGCCAATGTCATCTATCCTTATTTCTCTCTCACAAAAAAATATTTGTAAAATATAAATGAAAGACCTCCACATTTTCATCGCACTCGCCTTGATAATTGCTATAGTTCTTATTCAGAAGGCTCCAGAGAAGTATACGAATCTAGTTTTAAACGACCAATGGAATGAGGAACGTAACAAACCCCGCGTTGTTGCGAACTTCTTCGACAATTGTTCGCCTGAAAATTTAGAGGACTGTAAGCGGAACAACAACCCCTACGAAGGACTTCCTCTGCCCTAAGTGAGTTAAAAACTATCTTATTTATATACAAAAGATGGAAAGTCCTATGAGGAAGTTCATCGTCGAACGATTTTCTACTCTTCTCGAGATTCCTGAGTCTGATCCAATCTGTATCAATCTCGAGAAGAATATATTCAATTACGCCATAGATCGTAATACTAACGGAGAACCTTCGTGGGACAATAAGTATTTTGTTATGTTTTACAAGAGTAAGTTTTTATCAATTCAATTTACAATGAAAAATAATCCAGACATTATAAAACGGTTGGTGGAGAAGAAGATTAAAACTATTAACATTGTCAATATGAGACCCGAAGAATTGTGGTTTGACGGACCACGTGCTAAAACGATAGATGAAAGAATCCACAAGGAGATGAGGAAAGAATATCTTGCAAAAGAAATGAAAAACCAGGATGGGTTTTTTACGTGTAATAGGTGTAAGTCTAAAAAGACGACGTACTATCAACTTCAGACAAGGTCGGCTGATGAACCTATGACCACGTTTGTAAGCTGTCTCAACTGTGATAAAAATTGGAAATGTTGAGTATATGTTTGGAATCTGTCAGGTCTGTTGGCATATCACCGACGGATAGAATGAAATTATAGGGCAATTGTTTCTTCATAACAGTTTTATATTGTGCACTAGTGAACCCCAAATAGTCATAGGGTATTTTATACGATTTTAGTTGTTCTATTGTCCATTTGATAACACGATTTAATCCAGGTCTCGCCGTAATAATTACAATATTATAACCTTGGGTTTTTGCGTCATATAGAAGTTCGATGATTGGTACATTGGGTTCACCATTTGTAAAAATTAGGGTGTCATCTATATCAAACATGACAGCATCATTGGGTAGAACGACACGCCCAGATATATATCTTCTACCCCAGTTCTTCAGGTTATCCATTAATATTATTAAAGATTTAAATAAATTATTTTTCAGTTATGATTGTTGATGTTCAATGTGAAGATAGTAGTGTGCAGATTGCAAAGATAATTAGTGAACCAGCACCAGAAATATACAGAGTTAGATTTATTGAAAAGTTGAAACCGTGTTTATATGACTTTTGTAAGGAAGATGAGATGATCCAAAAGGATATGGTGTCTGGTTTTTACGACGTTGAAAACCTTGAGGATACACATTTGTATGCTAAAGTTCCAGGTGGGTACGAACTTATAGATGATAGTGAAGACGAGGATTTTGAGATTTCAGAGTCTGACGATGAAGAAAGTGAAGACGATATTTCTCTTGTAGATGAAGAAGACCTAAGTTAAAAGTAAATATAGGATTGTATATAAAATGGAGTATAAAGAACCCAAAAAACGTGTGACTAAAAATGATAAGAAAAAGAAGGGTGAAGTATATTCACAAAAACATATTAGAAATCAACTTAAACAAATGGAAGCTACGAAGAATAAGAATGCCTCCTTACACACCCCCGAGCACCCACTACTCTCAAATGGACGTGTCTGAGTATGACGAAGACCATATTTTCGCTTTCATTGGTAAGACTGGCAAGAAGTTCTATTGGCTTACTCACAAACTTGGACTTGATTACATGTGGTATGACAAGCGGAGAAAGGTCATCGAGCTGTGGGGTCCTTACTATACCCATGTAAGTGAACAATCGGCCCACCTGATCCGATGTGAGCTCGATCATTTTATCAAACCTAAGTTAGAGAGGTCTTTACAAAAAAATCAAGATGAGTCTATACAAACGACGACCGCCACGTGTTAAACCACCACCCTCAACTCGTCCTTATGAGCCAATCCCCGAAGGTCATTTTCTCTATTCCATCGTGAATCCCCAACCCACCAAATATTATGTATTTGAAAAATTGGATGTTCACAAGAGACAAGATTACTTTAAAATGCTCGAGAAAAATAACATGGAAATGGGAATTCCCTACGTTGAACCTGTTCTCCGTGAGTATGTACCAGTGGTGACACCCCCGCCACCAGTTGAACCATATCTCGAATTTTCAGATCAGGTGAAAGTGAACATTCGTGTTTTGAAAAATGGGGTTGTTAGGGTGAAGATAAATTCAGCCATCGCGACGATGTTTGAAAAATATAAAAGACCAACACTTAAGATTATACTCCAGGCCTATAAGGCACAGGGGTTCAGTCAAGAGTTTTTGGACAGAATAAAAAAGAGACACCAAAAGAGACTCGAATTTTCTAAAAAGGTACCTGGAATTATTGATGGTATATTTAACAAGGAACCTGTGAAGAAGGTAAAGAAGGTGAAAAAGAAACCGGAACCAGAAGTGGACCTAGAAATTGAAGAGGAAGAACAAGAGATTGAAGAAGATGTGATCCCACCAGAGGATGGTGAAATGGATGTTGAAGTTGAGATCAATGAGGAAGAGCAAGAGGAGGAATATATCTCAGATGTAGAAGAATAAAATATTTGTAAATATAAATGGATAGACGTACCATTATAATCGCGGTCCTACTTGTCATAGTCATAGTTTCACTTTGTTCAGTCAAAGGAAAGAGGAATGAAACATATGCACCAGGGAGTGTTGATGCTAAACCTCTGGTTAAAAAATACATCGAAGATAACGCCGATGTACTTTCCGAAAAACCATTTATCGTGTACGGTCTCTTCAAACAACTCACCAAAGATGAAAAATTTTTGAATGAGGTTCTCCAAAGTGCCAGGGACAACGATTCAAATATGTTATTGAATTTTTTAGAGACCCTCTAAAAAAAATATCCAGTAAATATAATGGTGTGTCCACTACCACCTAACGTCAGAAAGTCACATAGATGTTACGATACAATACATAATCCAGCTGCAAACTGTGACGGGGCAGACACTGGCCGAGACAGTGGTGGTTTAGGTCCAACGCAAGGTCAAAAATATCAGGCGTATGCACAACACTTCTGTTGTCGTAGACCAAATCATAAGTTTTGTGAGTGCTACAATACCTGGATCGAAGGGGGTAAGTTTTGTGACAGGGCTGCGTTTGAGAATTGGCCCGGGTGTAAGGATGTAAATCCATTATTCGAACAATTAAAGTCAGCTGTACCAGAGGGCCATGCACAGGTATTCACTGCGGAAAAGAGGAAGTGTTTGGGTATGGTATGCTCAGGTACTGGTAAATATATACCACCAAATGTGAATCAGGGATGTGGAGATGTTACCATTTGTTCTATGAACTTTGACCTCAAAAATATCAATAATAGTAAAATTAATGCCCAATGTAACATTGAAAAGGATAATAAAGTTGAGGGTGGAGAAGAGGCGATGGAGATAATTTTAGAAATGCAAAGGGAACTTGAACGCCTCAAGAAGGAAAGGGGGGATGATGCAACCGACGAGGAAGTCCTAGAGAAGACATCTTTTAAAAACATCGAAAAGAAGAATGGATTTTTGACACCTTTATTGAGTGTGAGCAGTATAGCGGTGATAGCTACTGGTATTGTAGTATTTATGAAAAGTCGTCCTAAGTGAGGATGAATTTTTGGAAAACTAACAATATGAATATATTCTTTCTATCCCTCGACCCTAATGAGATTGCACACATGTCATGTGATCAACACGTAGTTAAGATCCAATTGGAAATATGCCAGATGCTCTACACAGCTTGGTGTTTCTCCAATGAGGAAGACTTTGTTCACGCACACGCACCCTTCACCAAGGATGGAACGCGTCGCGGATACCGCCCCGCGCACCGAAAACACCCCATGACTATGTGGGTTGGTTCAAGTATCGAAAACTATATGTATGCGTGTAAGATTGGAATCTCTTTGACCCTCGAATACACGCGTAGATATGGTAAGGTTCATACTTGTGCTAGACACTTAATGTGGTTATGGGACAACCACCCACAACACTTTGAGGAGCGGCGAAGTGAGACTGCGTACTATTCACAAGAAGGTATCCCTGAATGTATGCCCGAAGAGTACAGGTGTCCTAGTGTTGTAGAAGCGTACCAGATGTACTACATGGTTGAAAAGTTTTCCTTTGCCCGGTACAAGAACATGACTTCGGGTCTTTCTATGGGATCGTCGTATCCCAAATCTTTTAGAAATATATGTTCCTCCATGGATTCCTTAAAATCGTGAAGTTCGATTAGAATTGTGGGCATATGTTTTTTAATAGTCTCCCTAGCACCTTCTAGAACTTGTAATTCATGACCTTCCACATCAATTTTAATAACAGATGGTATCCCTTTGTATATATTATCGAGTGTATCACAATGAACATCAATTGAAATTCCTTTCTCATCCCCAGTGTGATTGAAACTAGTACCACCATAATTTAGATGTGTATTTGAACGACATACGTGATGTGAAGGTAAATATATTTCAGTTTGTTTTATTTCATTTGAAAGTGCACAAGGGAAAACGGAAACTTTGTTTTTCAATTTATTGGCTTTACAATTGTGGTTCACAATTTGATGGTATACCGGTTCAAATGAAACTACTGGACCATAATCAGAGAACATAAGAGTATTGTATCCAATGTTTGCACCGATGTCAATAATATCTGTATCCTCTTTGTAGTGTTCAACTATATCGTTTCTCATCCATCCATCCCATTCATATCCATTCGCTATACATGGGCCTATATATTGATCATTTTTTATTACGAAAACATCGTATATACCATTAGTTACTTTGATAATATCTAAATTCATTATATAATTTTAATTTTATTGCTTTAAGTTAATGAACACCTGTCCCCATCAAAAGGTCTTAATCCGGTGTCCTATTTGTAACGGCGGTCGGTTGTGTATACATGGTTTGATTCGTAGTATGTGTTCTATATGTATCAATTCACAAATATGTAAACATCAAAAACGTTTGGTAAGATGTGCAATTTGTTCAAAACTTTAATAGACCTATATAGCAAGATGTTCAGCATCGGGAAAAGTTTTACATCTCCTCCCGTTAAGATCACAAAAGAGCGTAAACCTGAATATCAACCCAAGACATACAGTCAGTTTATACAGAGTGTAAAGGACAAGGAACTCCCCGTAGTTATTGTAAAACCTAACAAGAACATAGCTCAATTTTATGAGGAGAATGGAGATTATGGGGATGTCCAGATTGTTCAGAATGAAAAACTTTGGGAAGTTCTCATGGAAAGTGACAGTGATGTTATCGTAGACGTCTCACAACCTGTATCGGTGATTGATAGCATTCTTATATTTTTCTTTATCGCCTACATTTTTACTTTGGCTCGAACATTCTTTTCGGGGGGTGGTGGAATGCCCAACCCCTTCCTCGGGTCTACGGATTTCAATATGGAAGAAGAGGTCACCACCCGCTTTGAGGACGTCGAGGGAATTGACTCAGCCAAGGAGGAACTTGAGGAGATTGTAGACTTCCTCAAGCAACCCGAAAAGTACTACGGAAGTGGTGCTCGAATTCCCAGGGGTGCCCTTCTCGCGGGTGCTCCAGGTACGGGGAAGACCCTCCTAGCTCGTGCCATCGCGGGTGAATCAAACGTCCCCTTCATCCAGTGCTCCGCCGCCACATTCATAGAGATGTTTGTTGGTGTTGGAGCCAAGCGTGTCCGTGAACTCTTCGAACAGGCGAGGGAGAATCAACCGTGCATCATATTTATCGATGAGATTGACGCGGTTGGGAAGACCCGCGGTGGTACGGCCACACCTGGAAATGATGAGAGAGAGCAAACCATAAACCAACTTCTCACAGAGATGGATGGCTTCGATAACGAGACTGGTATCGTTGTGATTGCTGCAACAAATAGGATTGATATATTGGATGAAGCCCTTCTCCGCCCGGGGCGTTTCGATCGTAAGATTCAGGTGTCCCTCCCAAGTGTGAGAGGTCGTGAGAAGATATTAGGTGTCCATGCGAGGGACAAGACCTTGGCTGAAGATGTAGAGTTATCTAAGATCGCCAAGCAAACTACCGGTTTCTCGGGGGCAGACCTGGCAAACCTCCTAAACGAGTGTGCCATTAAGGCTGTCAAGGATGCGGGTGGAACTATCAACAATGAAATCATCGAGGATGTTTACCAGAGAATTGTGGTAGGAGCCAAGGGGGATGTAAAGTTCTCGATGCAAAAAAAGGAGCTCGTGGCCTACCACGAGGCTGGACACGCCATAGTTGGTGTCCTCGCACCCGATTATGATACTGTGCGTAAGGTGTCTATAATGCCCCGTGGAGCGGCTGGTGGGGTGACCTTCTTCCAACCTTCGGAGGAGAATGCGGAGTCTGCGATGTACACCAGGGAGTACCTCCTCTCACAAATTAGGGTTGCCTTGGGTGGTCGTGCCGCGGAGGAGGTTGTGTATGGTAGGGATAAGGTTACCACAGGGGCGTCATCGGATTACGCGATGGTATACCAGATTGCCCGTGAGATGTTGACGACGTATGGTTTTGGTACACATAAATTCGACTACACCCAAATGTCACCGGAGGCTACATACCTGGTGGACATGGAAATCAATGACCTCGTGGAAAAGTGTTACGATGATACAGTCTCCATGATATTGGATCACATGGAGGAACTTGAACAATTGAAGGACAAACTCATCGAAGAGGAGATCGTCGATGGGCAGTGGGTCTATGAACTTTTTCTCAGGTGATAGTAGATATGTCTAGTCAACTAAGGCAGCGAACGAATGGAGGTAGTTCTACAACTACCATTAATCGTCAGAATGGAACCCCTAGTAATAAGGTTATGGTAAAAAATGGTGCAGTCACCCGTTATGTAAACAGGAAGCCTAATAATAGTTTGGGAACCCCTCGTAAAAATAATTCTCCAATGAAGGTTTTTCAGGGAACTGGACGGAAGCTTAATAATAGATTGGACAATAAAACGAAGCGTGAACAACTTGTAAACACGTATCTCACATTTACATATGAAATGCGAAATCAATTACCTCAAAGGATATTTTGGCGATATGTTGTTCTCATGCTCCACTCTATAGATAAAATCGCCGGTGTATCGAATAACGATGAACGATACAGTCAAATGTTTACACAGGCTAATAAACTAACTGGTACAGTTTCTATTGAAACACAAAATAAGTGGGCTCTTAAGTTTGAACAAATAGTTAACAATGCAAAACGCATATCTCCCTCAACTACAAAAATAATAAACTCAAATCTTAAATTTTAATATATATTTATAATATAATGTCGTGTTCCGAAAAACCAATATTTGTACTTGTCAAAGAGACTCCAAATGGTTATTCATTTGACAATGACATAAAATATAGTAGTCCATTTGCTAATCATATATTAACTCAACCAGCTGATGTGACACACCCGTCATTGATAGTAAAGAGTAATTGGGGTATACAAAAAAAGAACACGATTACTCAAATGGTAACAGGTGACGCTGGATATTCTGTTTTAAAGAATCGTAAAAATACAAACTTTATAAAAAGTTACAATAAGGGCCGCCCCTCGACTGTCGGTTTACTTTATAGTAATAAAAATGGATATGTATTGGCTCGCACAGCCCATTTAAGTGGAAACGCTCCATCTGTATCGGAATTATCGGAATTACTGAAGGATATTTCAAATTCTCCCAGAGATATAAAAGTTCGTGGAAGTCCATTAGAATACAAAAGGTTATTAGATTACTTCCAATTTTTACTAGTTAGTAAAATTCAAAACGATTCATCTTTGTTTTTGACCAGACCAAACAATGTTCATATAATGGATGATATAAATGATACGACTACTAATACTACTTTAGAAGATGCGTACCTTGGGATGTTTCAATCTGATGCTTCAAATCGCACGATGTATAATTATGCATACTTTGTAAGTAATGATCGAGTAGCAGCGTTAGCGTCCGTGATTCGCGGAATTCCCACTATATTTCAACAAACTAAGCCACAAAATTATTACATGATACCACGCGGAACTAACAGTATGAAAGTAAAAGAAGTTGTAAACCATTTTTTTATGACCTCCAATCGAAAAGATTTATTGAAACAAGTGGTCAGTGGCGACTGGATTTTAAATACTTCTATATTTCACGATAATTTGAATGCTGCAGAAAAAGCTAAAGTTCTATTTTATTGGATTTTCAATTGGCCAACAACAACAACATCGAACATACCTCTTATCGAATCGTTTTTTAGTATTTTGGACACGTTTCATGATTTTACTGGGACGCGTGCAACAAATCAGTTCAAGACACTGTTAGGTGAAAACAAAAATAAGGGTTTTTTAAAGTCGCAAAAGAGAAATACAATAAATTTTAATAATGTGAGAAATACTAGTGTAGCACATAAAACTTTGGTTAGGTTACTAGGAATCAATATTTATCGAAAGGTTAGTAGTGGATATAAACAATCTTTAGGTAATATCGTAGCGAGTACGAATAAACGGGAGCAGGATAAGAGGGGGCGAAATATGACACCGAATAAAAAGGTTGGAACATTTTTATATTTTATAACAATTCTTCTCGGAAGCGAAAAAGCTATAGTGGGTGAATGTGAAAAACTTTCAAGAGATATATTAATCAAACTTGGAGGTGATCCTATATATGAAAGAAATAAAAACAAAGAAACATTTGTATTTGGAGTTGGAGGTGGAAACACTAGTTCTAATAAGTTATGTATACAACTTAAAAATGAAGGAGCGTGTTTAGTTGTTGATGCTATAAATGGAAGTCTATCGCAATGTATGCAAGAACGTTCAGTATATCATAACGTAGGTGTGTTAGATCCAGCCGCGGACTATATTCTATCATGGAACGAAATCAAAGGTAACGAACATTGTATCGAATCACCGAACGTTAAAAAACGCAAGAAGAAAGAAGAACGTGATAAGAAAAAAAGGCAGAACGCGCTGACGCTCACTAAAGATAAACAAAAAGCTATGGAAGAACGAAAACGAAAAGCAGCTGCGACAAGAGAGGAAACAAAAAGACGGGCAGCAGCTAATGCTGCTACAGCCAGACAAAAGAAAGAAAGAAATAGACTTATTGCTATACAGAGGAGAGAAAAATCTGCAAAGATGAGAGAAGACGAAGCTGCAAAGAGACTCAGAAATAGCAATAGCAATAGCAACCGCGCCGCGCGGAATCCGAGTTGGAATGAAATAGGGCAGCGCGTGCGCGAAATAGGAAACAAACGACGCAGAAATATCACTCCCAATCGTGTATTAAACGGTATAATGACTAATAGCAATAGCAACAGCAACAGCAATAATCAACGAAGAAACAAACGACTGAGAACAACCTAAGTAAACCCAAAACTACACGAAGCTAAAAGAAATGAACACTCTAAACGAAACTTGTAAAAACGCCGGAAGAATCTTGGGTTTCGTTTGGAGCGTGGGTGAGATCCACAAAATGATTACGAGGGGGCAATATTAA